ATGAGTAACGATATCCGCATCGACATCGAGACCTACGAGCGCAGGCACGGGAAGCCGACAGGCAAAGCCTATTGGACCTTCAAAATCATCTCGCCCACGGTGACGGCCAAGGACAAGGTCATCACCATGGATACGGCCGTACCGTTCAAGGCCGCCTGCGAGCGCGTTCGCCGGATCGCTGCCCTGCGCCGGTCGGAACTAATCGTGCTGGTGCCTGATGCGTAATCTACGCTGGCGCTACCGTCGCCCGACAGCGGCTGGCGACGGCGTCGGCTCGCTCGGCATGCAAAGAGCGACAAGGTTGGGTCGCCGCGTCGCGCCAGTTGCTGCTCGGCAAGGCCGACAGAACAGCACCTTGGCGAGCGTATGAATTGGCTTGTCACTCGGCCAGACGAGATCGGGCAGATAGACGCGCTCGCTGCGTCCGCAGGTCCCGCATTTCACTTCGAGCAAAGTGTAGCGCGCCTGGACGGCCGCTGCGATGGCCGGGGAAGGATCGGCATTGCCCCCGATAAACTGCCGGGCGTTCCACTCTTCGCAGGCCAGCCGGTGCGCGACCTCGTAAGCCGCCGCCATCCGCTTTTCCAGATCAGCGTGCAGACGTTCGATGCGAGCTAGTTCGCGGGCGTAGTGCTTGCGGTCGCCGCCAGACAGCGGCATGTGGATGATCCGAGGGGACATCCGCCTAGTTTATCTTCGAGGCCGCGTAAGGACCATCGCTAGGGTTTGTGGCGGGCTTCCGAGATTGGGCTAACGGTTGGTCTAGGAGATGGACTGCCGTCTCTTCCATCCCTGCGGCGGCGGGATCGCATCGTGAGCCTGAGCGAGTGTTTCGAGCCACGCGGCGACGCTCGCCGGGATGTCGGCTTCGCCGGACGCCCACCGGCGGACCAGTCTGTCATCGCATTCGAGAATCGCGGCGAGGCCCCGCTGCGTCCAGCGCAGCGAGGCCAAGCATTGAGTGAATCTCTTCGGTGTCATCCGAACAATTTCATGAAGGCCGCGCCCGCACCGAACAACGCGGCACCGGCGGTCATGGCGGTGACGACAAGCTGCCACGGCGCGAGAGCGACTTCGCGCCCGATCTTCCGCTGCTCGGCAGCGAACTTGCGGGTCTCTTCCTGCATGCGCTCGATGCGCGCGACCTGCTCTTGTTGATCCATCGTGGTAACTTCCGTCATCGGGGTTTCCCTCACAATCGGCCGGGGACAATCCGCTCAGCCATGTCCGCAATATGCGGACATTCGACGGCGTTGTCAATAGCAATGAGACCCGCTCGGGTCTCCCCGGCGGGCCTCTTAATGGCCGTGTCGCCCACGGCCCCCAACATCTTCTCTTTGGCTTCTTCTTCAGTTCACGACCGCGAACGGGTCGCCACTCTTCACTTTGCCGGGCGGGTACGAAGGCCGCCATCAAAACGAGATGCGGGTCTCAGATTTCCAAAAAGCGCGATCTAAGGTGGTATCATGATAGAAGGGTTTACTTCTTCATGGCGGTGCTCCAAGTCTGTTGCAGAACCGTTGGGTCCGCCCCAATGGCAGATGCCCTACCGTAGTGACTAGGAGCCGCGTTACATGCCCATTCGAGTAGCCCTTGCCGCCGCACTGTTGATCGCCGGAATCGCTTCCGCCCAGGCGAAGCGATTGGAGGTCGGGCAGTCCGGCGTCTTAACCTCGACGGCACTGGCCTGCTCGACGCTGGACGGCATGCGGGGCGTGCTGAAGACTGCCGCCGCCGATTTTGATGCTGGGATCGCCAAGAGCGCGGCCGAAGGGTGCGAGTCGTTCGGCAAGGGGACCGAAGTCTTTGTGGTCGAGGTGCCGAACACTATCTTCGCCTGCGTGCGCCCGAAAGGTCTGAAGTCCTGCGTGTGGACCGCGCAGGATCGCATTCACGCAATTGACTGATGAGGGACACCGAAACGGTCCAGACCGCGTGTAGGACGGTCGCTACCTTGGTCTCAATCCCAATGCTGATGAGGGTTGAGAGCCAATGTCCCCGACCGATTTTCTGCACGGCGTCGAGATTGCTGGAATCGATGCAGTGAAGTTAGTTCATTATGCCCTTCTGGCCTCAATTGCCTTGGGAGCGGCTGTTGCCGCGCGAGCCGTGATCTCGGCTACCGATCCATACAAAATTGTGGACGTTGAATCGCCTTCCATTGCGCCGTCGAACATCGATACAAGCGGGCTTACGCCGCGCTCGCTGGCGATCAATCCCGCGCAGAAAACGCTAGTCTTGATCACCGCCGGACAATCCCTGATGGCTGATGTTTTCGGCCCCACGGTCTATGTCCCCGCAAACGGTGCTGTCATCGACAATTTCAACATCTATGATGGAGAGGCTTATCCGTTCGGTCCGAAACCGGCTATCGGGACTGGCGGTTGGGGAGGGAATGTCGGGCCGTACCTTGGTGATCTGTTCATTTCGAACGGGGTATTCAATCGCGTGATCGTCGTTCCCATTGCTGTCACCGGCACCGCCATCGATCAGTGGGTCGGTGACGGCCCTTATGCGGGACGCTTTGCGGTAGCGATGAAGCGCCTAGCCTCTCGCGGCATCACGCCGAGCACGCCCGGCGTAACGTTCATGGTGGCGTGGGGGCAAGGCGAAAAAGATACCGACCTTGGGACGCCGCAGGCCCTCTATGCCGCCAACTTGAAAGCGTGGATTGCCCAGGTGCGTGCCGCCGGTTTCCCCGGCAAGATATTCGTCAACATCGAGACCATGTCATCGGGTGTGGTTTCGAGTGCCATACAAGCTGCACAAATGTCCGTCGTTGACAACGTCGGCGTCTGGCAGGGCGCGAATTGGGATGCCTTGGGGGAATCGTACCGCGTTGACGGCACCCACCCCAGCGACGCCGGGGCACCGACGTTCGCAACCAACCTTTACAACGCAATTTGCGGAAGCGGCGCGCTGTTTTAGCCGCCCCCTCAGTCTCGTCACGCCGCCACCTTGCGCGGCATGCTGCTAGGGCATGTACTCATAAACGCTTGCCGCTGATCAGCGCGTCGATGTCTGCTCTACGCCCGACAGCGGCGCAATAGCGGACATCCCTCAACCGCCGCTTGGGGCCAACAGCAGTCACCGTCAGCATTGTGGTTAATCGTCACTGAAGGCCCAAACGAGCATTGGGTCGTGAAGTCGTGATCCTCTATTAGAAGGGCCCGTGGTAAGTTGAATTATGCCCAGCCCTGAGCCACCAAGGGACGTGCCGAAGTCGCTCACCGACGATGCAACCGCTACAGCACCACGCATCGTCAATGGCTTGACGGTCCGTCCGCCCAAGAAAGTTAACGTGTGGCTATTCGGGCTTCTTTTACTGCCAGATTTCGTGGCACTCCCCGTTCTCGCCGGTCTCGGCATGCATCGGTTGCTGCGATACCTAGACACCCGGCGGAAGAAGACCAACGAGGCATGATTTCCGCAACGGGTCACACGCAGAAGAACTCAGGTTGAGCATAGCGAGTCCGCTTCACCCCCAAGGAGCAGACATCTAGCGGACATGCCGGTCGGCCGCTTGGGGCCAATAGCCGACGTGATAACCAAACGAGGCGATCTAGCGCACGGCGACGGTGATTGCTAAGGCGAGACCGATCAGCCAAGAAAGTGCGCCTATCCATCCGGCCGAATCCGCGTCGCACAGCAATGCGCCGTTGGGCAAGCGTTTAAAGCCTAACCAGTTGAACCCGGTTTCGCTTGACGAAAGAACGTCAACTTTGACCTTCTGAAAGGTCAAGGTTGGAAGCAATAATCGCGCTGTCGTGTACCCTACGACGTCAAGAATGAAATCTAAGAAAATCACCTCCGCCTCCAGCCAATCCGCAACCGCATATCGGGTGACCTCTCGTCCCCAGCAAGCGGAACTAGCACCTAGACTAACACATCGGTGGAAGCGCTGCGTCAAAGGCCGGGCAAATTAGAAAGCCCAAACTCACAGCGTAAACGTCAGCTTAACGCCGTCATTTCTGTTATGGGTCAAAAGCGGTGAGCAGCTTCAGACGGCCCGTCGCTTCGAGAACGGCAGAGCCCTTACCGCGATGCTCGGACCGATACGGCACGAAGCCCTCGCGCAGACAGGTCTCGATGGCTTCCTTACGCTGCTTGTCGTGGTCACTTCTCTTTGCCTTGCCTCAACAGAAACTGATCGAAGCGCGCGCCGATGCGATCCAACGCGCCAACCAGACGCTCTTCGATCCGGTCGATCAGTTGGACGGTCGCGTATTCTTGGGCGACTTTCTCGCGGAACTGCGCGAGATCGCGTTCGAGCGATGCGGCGAGCCGATGCGCTTCGGCGGCTGCGGCCTTCGCCTCATTGGCAATGGCCTGCCCCGCCTTCGCAGAGGCTTGGTTCTTCGTGTGCGCCACCGCGTTGCGGACAAGGAGCGCGATGATCGCGCCGGCACCGCTGCCGAGCAAGCCAATGAGCCATTCGGGGATAGTGATCATTGATCTTGGGCCGATGCTTTGAGGCGCACATAGCGCACGTTGGAACGAGAGATGCGGAGGCGCTTGTTCGCTTCCTTGCGCGCCTGCTCTTCCAGCTTCCATGCGACACGCGCGTCCATACCGGGGCCAACCTTCGGTGCGGGCACTTCGTCGAGTACGAGAGTGGACTCGTGCGGAACGCTGAAGCTCGGCGACGGCCTAACGCTTTCCGTCGTTTGACACGCGGTCAGGGAAATCGTCAGGAGTGAGCAGGCAACCAGCGTTAGGGCGAGCCTTGAGGCGTTGTTTATAGTCATCGATTTCGTCCTGAGCTTCCTTGGCGCGCTGCGCCGCTTCTTCACGTTGCTTGCTCGCCGTCTCGGCCGCTTCGAGCGCGAGATGCAGGTCGAAGTTCTTGTTTGCGATCACGCCATCCTTCGCGGCGATCTTCTGCCGAAGCTCGGCGGCTTCCGCCCGGCGGTCCGCCGCTCTAAAGCCGAGCAGGAAGACGAGAGCCGCCAGGGCGACGATGAAGACAAGCTTCGCCGCCTTGGCGTAGCCGCCGAGCAACGTGCTCACGATGGGCAGATAGCCGACGACTGCGGCCACGGCGATCAGCAAGCTAAGGGCAGACAGCGCGATCTCGGAAGTCGCCGCCGCCCAAAGGAAGTCGCTGATCGCCGTTGACTCGAAGCTATCCATGAAGAACTGCTTGATCACTTCTTCTCGCTCCAAATCCAGAGCGCGAGGCCGAGCAGGATGAACGTGCCCAGGGCGACGATGACCTTCCAATCCGTGAGCAGACCGAGGAAGGACGAGACAGACAGACCACCGAACAGGCCGGATGCTGCCGTGATCTTGCTCTTGATGAACGCCTTCAGCTTGCCCGGCGCGGTCGCACTCTCGTCACGAACATCGCTCGGCGGATCGAGCGTGACCTGTTCCTCCCCGGACTCGTCGGTGTCGTGGCGCTGGCCTTCGTCCGACTGAGAGATGAAGCCCATCGGCTTGTAATAGAGAACCGACTTCCGCAGCGCTTCGAGCGGATACAGCGGGTTGGTGTCGATCTTCCGGCCCGGCGAAATCATCCAGTGCGTCAGGATGTCTTCGATCTCGAAGGCGTCGCAGATGGCGTGGCACAAGTCCTTGACGGCCGCAATCTGCGCGTCGGTGTAGTGCAGCCAGTACCCCGCACCGTGCGCAGTGGTCTTCGCATACTCGACCTTCAGCGACGGGTTCTTGTTGGTGTCGATGGTGACGATGTCGTTCTTGTAGACGCCGTCCGAAACCTTCTGAAGCTTGCCGGGGTTGTCGATCTCGATGCCGACCGCGTAGCTGTTCATGAACTTCAGCCCCTTCCATTGGGACTGCCCGGCGTGCCACGCCACGACGTTGAACGGCACAAGTTGGGTGATCTTGCCGTCGCGGCTCACGACGACATGCGCCGAGACCTTGGCCTTCGGGTTCGTCAGCCAGGAAATGTCGCCATCGTCCTTCAGACCGGAGGCGGTGTCGTGAATCACGATGAAGCGCGGCTTCAGGCTGCCGCCACGGTTCGGGCTCTTGACGAACGGGAGCGGACGCCCGTTCTGATAACCAATACCCTTTTGAATAGTGATCTCCGACATCACACTCTCCAAGTTCTGTTGAGAGCATGATTGCCGACCGATGATTATTTGGCGGGACCGTTTGAGTCGCCCTTACTGCCCGCCCTCACCGCCCCAAAAATCATCGTTTCCTTCGCCGGAAGTCTCGCAAGAGATGCGCGTCGTGAGGCCCTGATCGTTCAGGCGATGCGTCGCCGACTTGATGATGTAGCTGCCGTCGCAATCGGGATCGAAGCCGACCGCCGTGAGACCGGCACCGGCGAACATCTCAGTGCGGCCGGGGAAGGTCGCGGCGAAGACCTTCTTGCCGCGTGCCAGCGCCCCCTTCGTGGCCTTTGCCTGCGCCTCTGCCTCTTCTTTCGTCTTGAAGAGCTTTCGGCTGCGGTAGACCGGCGAGCCGCCCCCCTCCTTCACCCACTCGCGTTCGCCCTTCTTGACGTTGTGCCACGCGGCTTCGACCGAGTTATAGTCGCCGCGCGTCGAGCCGGTGCAGTCCCATTCGGTCTGCCCGGTCTCGGTCAGCATGAAGGAAGGGGCCGCGCCGCCGCTGGGAAGGCTGCCAGAGCCCGCTTTGTTGAAGATGACCTTTTCATCGGCGAGCTTGAAATTCGCGCCCACACGGCTCGCTAGGCGCGTCAGGAAGTTCAAATCGGACTCACTCGACTGATCGAGATGGTCGATCTTGATCCCGCCAACCTCGCCGTTGACGATGGCCCCCAATCCGTTCCGACCAGCGATGTATTGGACGATCTCTTGGACGCTCTTCTCATGATAGGAGCGCGACTTCGGAGCCTTGATCTCGGTGGTCAGACCTGCGGCCTTCGCCGTCACGCTCATGATCTTCGGCCGCCCTTTCTTCGTCCACGAATCGATCAGGAAGGTGCCCATGTAGTTGACGCCGGTCTCGACGAAGCCAAGCGAGACCTGCAACTTCGATCCCTTGCCGGGCGACGGGATGTACTCCCGGTTATCCAGTTCTAGCTCGCAGCTATCGGACTTCTTACCCTCGTTGTCCTGAACGGTTAGAGAGAGCAGCGGCCCTTTTCCGAAGCCGAGCGCGCCGCCGGGAATGACGTGGCCGCCGCCTTCCAACGGCAGGCCGAAGGGCGCTGGGATCAGGTTCGCGGTGATGTCCCTGCCATCGAGCAGGATGCGCGCAGCGGGCGTCACGACCAAATCCTCGCGGCCGTTGAGACCTTCTTTACGGTGTAGTTGGGAATGTTGATGGTCATGCCTTCCGGCAGCTTTGTTCCGGCCGCAGCGAGGCCGGGGTTGGCGCGCAGGATCGCCTCCGTCGCGCCGTGCGTCACGCCGAAGCGGTTGTAGGCGATCAGGTCAACCGTATCGCCCTCAATCGTGGTATACTGTTCCATTAGGCGTATGCCCCAAGTTCAATCGTGAACTCGATCTTACGGGGCGCGCCGTCAGACATCAGGGTCTCTTGAGACTCCCTGATCTTCTCAATCACGTACATGCCGAGATACCGACCGAATCCCGTCGTGAGCGGGAGCGGCTGCCCGAGACCGGCTTGCGCGCGCATCTGATCGACCTGCCGCAACCCGCCGCGATAGTGGGGATAGATCGTGCCTTCGATGGTGATCGAGTCTTCACCGGGGCCGACATACTGCTTCGCCGGTGCCACGCCAATGCGATCCGTGGCAGGCCAGCGCCATGCAGAGGTCCGGTCGAACTTCTGATATGCGCCGGTATTGACCGAGAAACGATACGCCCCAAGCGCGAGAAGAACGGTGCTCTGCATGATCAGTCACTCAGAAGTCCACGCTGTTCGGACTCGAGCCGAGCGAAGGCCGCGTAGACCGCGTCTTCAGCCGCCCGCCGAACATCGTTGGGGTTGCCGCCTTGCACTTGGACGGTGACATGCGCCGTGTTGGTGCGCGACACCGCCGTATTGTTCTCGGACGAACTGGCGACCGCCGACGCGCCATCGGCCGTCAACCGGCGCAGCGTGTTATTGGTCTCGACGCGGCCGGATACGCCGGGCACGAAAAGCTCAGGGCCGTTCTCGCCGATAAGATACGGCTTGCCATAGGTCACAGGGCCGCCGAGAGCGCGAGCGCCTTCAATCGGATTCGAGGGGTTGCCAGAGTTGAGCCAAGACTTGGTGCTCGGCCCGCCAGTAAAGATGCCCTTGATCGCGCTGCCCAGGCTGATCGCCTTCTGGATTGCCGTCCCGAGGAACCCGATCAAGCTCTGGATCGCGGAGATGACGGTCTGCACACCCTGCGCGGCGACGCCGCCAACGGTTGCGCCCCACTCCCGCCACTTCGCCCCGGTTACGTCGAGAGGCCCGAGCAACTGACTCAGCCAGTTGTAGACAGAGCCCAGGCCATCGGCGAGAGCCTTTACAGCCGGACCGGCGGGACCGAGCCCCTGCATGAAGCCCTCACCGAACCCGGCGAAGAACTCTTTGATGCCCGCCCAATTGTTGTAGACCCACACGCTCAGCGCCGCGAGCGCGGCGACCAACGCCGTTATGATCAGACCGACCGGGTTGGCGATCAACGCCCACATGGCGAGGCCGATGGCGCGCAGCGCAGTGATCGGGAAGAGCAGCACGGCGCGGCCGAGCGCGAGCAGAGAGCCGCCCAGCGCCGACAACGTCGCCCCTGCACCAAGCGCGGTCAACATACGGAAGCCGACCGCCATCGCAGCCAAGCGGCCTACGGCGGCGGTTGCCTCGGCAGCGATAACGCCGCCGAGCAGCCGGAAGGGCAAGAGCAGCCCGAGCAGCGCGAAGTTGAGCCCGCGCAGGGCGAACATGCCAACGCGGCCGAGCGCGCCCAGGACGAAGAGCAGCGGACCGGCGGCGGCTGCCGCAGCGGCGAAGTAGACGCCGGTCTTCAACAGCGCAGGGTTCGTGGCCGACAGCTTTTGCAGCGTGTCCGCGAGCTTCGTGAAGGCATTGGCGATGTCGTTGCCGACCGATTCCACCACCGTGTTGCGGAACTTCTCCCAGGCAGCGCCGAGCTTCAGCAAGAGCGCAGGCAAGCCTTGGTTTGCGATCTTGTATTGCTTCTGCGAGTAGCCGTCCGACTTCTCTTCGACCTCCTTAATCATCGCGGGCAGATCGGCCTTCAGCAACGCCATGTAGCGCGAGATATGGCGCGCTTCGAGGATTTGCGCGATGTCGCCGGTCGTCGCAACACCGTCGTCCATCTTCTTCTTCAGGTCGGTCATGAACTTCGTGATGTCCACTTTCGACCCGGCAGCCGCGACGGCGTCGTTCACCGACTCCGAAATCTTGTCGGCGTCAACGGCAGACGAACTGCCGATCGCGCCCTGAACGGCCTTGGTGATCGCGGCCGACAACCCGGCATGATCACCCTGGTTGTTCTTGATCGCGTCGGCGATCTGACCCTTCACGCCGCTCGCGTCGATGCCGTCCGCCTTCAGGTTCTCAAGAACCGTGTCGGCGGTGACGGGGCGCGCTTGAGTATAGTCGCCCAGATTCATACCGATACGGCTCAGCGCCTTCATACCGCCCTTCGGCATCTTGACCAGACGCACGATGGCCGAGCGCAGCGCAACGCCCGCTTCCGAGCCGAGCACGCCGGCCTTCGCGAACGCCATGACCATCGCCGTGACGGAGTCGAGCGAGTTGCCGGTCGTCGCCGCGACGCCGCCCGCATACTTGAACGACTCCGAGATGTCCTTCATGGACGCGACCGTGGACACCGCCGCGTAGACCATGCGGTCGGTGACGACGGTCGAAGACTTCATCGCCTGCTCATACGTCTTCATGGGCATGCGGAATTGCGTGATCGTCTTACTGAGCGACGCGCCGACATCAGCAGGCGTCATATCGCCCGCCAGGGCGGACGCAGCCAAGACCTGTTCGAGCGCACCCTTGGCCTGCTCGAACGTAAAGCCCGCTTTCAGAAGCTCGGTCGCCGACTTCATGATGCCGGTCGCACCACCGGCGTCATACCGACCCGCCAAGTCCTGCGCCATCTTCGAAAGCTCGACGCGCTGCTCTTTCGTCGCTTCGCCTAGCGCCTCGACCATGTTGCCCGCCTTCGCGAACTCGGCGGCATCCTTGATCATGTTCGCGCCGAACCACGCGGCAGGCGTCGTGACGCCGAGCGTCGCGTTGCGTCCGGTGTGCTGGATTGCGGCCATCCGCTTCGAGGTTGCCGCGAGATGCTTGTTGACGGCCGCAAACGGCGCGTTCATGCGCGCGGCCATGCCAGCGAGCGAAGCCCCAAGGCTATTGACCTGGGTCTTCGCTGCGCTGACAGCGGCGTTGAGGCTGGGGCTGACCTTGCCCCCGATGTTGACGAATACGGAAAAGCCGGTCGCCATGCTACTTTGCCTTCATCGCCTTGTTGATGTCGGCTTGAAGCTTCGTCGCGTCTTCAAGCCAGCCGTAGAAGTCGTCGAGGGCCATTTCCTCGACTTCGCAGATCGTGACGCCGCCCTTGGTCAGCCGAATGAGCGTCAGAATCCCCTTGCGGAGATCGCTTAGCTCGACTGACCCCCACGAAAAGCATCGAGTTGATCGCTCAGCTTCTTCGCGTCGATCTCGTCAAGCTCTTCGATCACGTCCGGCGAAACGTTGCAGAGATCGGACAGAAGCAGGATGCCCTTGTCGGCATCATGGCCCTTGAATTTCGCCGCCTTCAGCGAGTCCTTCGTCTTCGGCCGACGCATGGTCAGCGTCTTGTAGGGCTTGCCGTCCACTTCAATCGGGAAGTCGAGCGTGATTTCCGCCGACAACCGCATGTCTTTCTTCACTTCAGTCACGGTAGTTCTCTCCCGCTAAGTTGCGGCCGACCCGCCGCGGCGCGGTCGGCTTGGTGGTAATTACATGCCCATCGCTGCGCGAATGGACGCAAGCTGATCCACGCCGTTGACGATGCGGACCATGTTGTCGATGTCGATCTCGACGACGACGGTGTCCTGAATCTGAATCTTCAGATACCGAATGGACATCTCAGCCTCGTTCTGCGTGAGGTCGCCGGCTTTCCAGTTGCCGAGAGTGTTCTTCTTGAAGCCGCCGTGCAGATCGACGATCATCGGGATCGCAGTCTCGCCGTCGCGCTGAAGAGCGCCGCGAAGCTGGATACGGGCGGCGTTACCATCCATGTTGCCCCAAAGGCCGAGAATCTGGTTGGCATACTCGCCGAACGTGAACTTGGCGCTCAAAGTCTCCAAGCCCATGTCCAACTCGACGTTGCCGTCCATGCCACCGCCTCGATACTCTTCGGTCTTGACCGAAAGCTCGGGCAGTTCGACTTCGGAAATGCGGCCGGCGTAGCCGACGCCGTTCACGAAGCTGTTGAAGTTGCGGAGTACGCGCGGGATCATCTTTCGTCCCCGTTATGCGAAGAGGTTGCGGATGTAGTCCGAGACGAGATGCGACCGGAAAGTCACACGCTCGGCCGGGTACGGCGGGGTGAAGTCATACGAGAACGTCGCGTGGCCCTGCGTGATGTCCGCTTCGGCGTTGAACTCGGGATCGACCCAGCAATCACCACCGAGGATCGCGCCGCGCGTGCGAAGCTGGCGCATGTAGGCGCGAACCGACGCGGTGACATCCTCGAAGTAGTTCTTCGTAATGGCACGGTCCACCGCCCAGCGGTGCGCCTTCGCGATGGAGATGTCGATCATGTCGGCCGTGCGGGATACGGACAGGAAGGCGAACTTCTCGTCTGCCGAGCAGGTGCGGTTGCCCCACAAATACCAGCCGTCGTCGCGAATGAACGTGGCGATCTGGTTCTCGTTGAGGATGTTCGCCCGGCTGTTTTTGTCGCCGTAGGCATAATCGATGGGTCGCCCGAGACCGCCGACGCCATAGATTTCCTTGTTCGACGGCGACTCCCAAAAGCCCATCTCGTTATCGACGCGCGAGATCAGGCCAGCGACGCGAGGCGATCCCGGTTCGAGGGCGTAGGTGTTGGTCTTAACCGACCAGCCGGACACCTTCGGATCGACGACGAACACGCGGCGGGTGCCGTGGTCGTTGCGATAGGCGAACGCAGCGGCATCGGTGGTCGAGGGACCATCGGCGATGATGTGCGCCTTCATACCATCGGCGAGTTGCTTCATCTCGCCAACCACCGGGTTCGCCGAAGCGCCGGTCTGGATCGTCACGGTCGCGCCTTCGCCGTCGCCGCCGATGGTAGCGGTGACAGGCGAGACGATGCCGTAGCCGAGTGATTGAAATTCCAGGCCCGTGATCTTGCCGTTGGTGATGATCGGGGTTGCAGTCGGGAGCACCGCACCTACACCACCGCCCGAGAAAGTCACGGTCGCTTGCGTGTAGTCCTTCGTGCCCTGATTAGTGACCTGATGACCGCTAACGCCAACCGGACGCTGATGCGTGAAGCCGGGCGCGATCAGGATCATCGGAGAGACGCCGCACTCGGCTTCGGCCGCGCGGAACGCATGGATGCCGGTGAACGCGCCGGTGGTGGCGTCAACGCCGCCGATGACCTTGGAAAGCTGCTCGTTCTCGGTCTCAGCGTCTTCGACGCGGACCACGACGATAAGTGCGCCGCCCTGGTCGAAGATCGCGTCAACGGCCTGCGGCAGGGTTCCGGTGCTACCGATGGTAGCCGCAGCCTGACGCCGGTTGACGAGCACCGGGGTGTCGAAGGGGAACGATGCCGAAAGGGCGGCGGGTGCCGTACCGATCAGTCCGATGACGGACGAGCGGACGGTCTGAATGGGCCGGGGGCCACGGTCAACGACGACAGTCTCGACGCCGTGCAGAAAGTCGGTAAGGGACATTTGTTCTCAATCCTCAGTGTGGGATTGAGAACAACCTAGCGACCGCCCTGCACGTCGTCGGGACCGTTTGAGTAGCCCTTACGTGAAGGTCTGCGCGAGCGTAAAGAGCGCCACAAGCTCTTCTTGGGACTTGTTCAACGCCTCCTTCGCACTAACGACAAAGGGGTGCGTGATGTCGAACTCGATCGTGAACTGCCAGCTATCACGCACGTCGATGGGTTGCGACGCGACCCACGCTTCAATCTCGTCACGCAGACCAAGTTGATTCATTGCGAGACGAATCTGGCGTGCAGAGGCGACCATCTTCACCGGCGTCGGCACATCGACGATTTCCCCGGTCGTCGCATCGTACATCTTTCCGCCGAAAGTCGCTTGCGGATCATCGATACTGTTGTCTTCGGTGATCTCAATAAGCGTGCAGTTCTGCGGAAACAAACGCGATACATCGCGCGTCGCGACCGTGACCCGGCCATCGTTGACGCTGGCCTTGATCGAGTTCGGCGCGAACACCGCGCCGTTGTAGATGTAATCGTACCAGTCAACGCCATCCACATCACGCTTGCAGAACATGATGCTCTCAGGAAGACCTTCAGGCCACACTTCCGGGACGTAGCGCGTCCATGCGCCGTGATTGATGATCGTCATGCGTAACCTGCCGTGTACCATGCACCGTTGATTGCGAATTGAAGATAGCGGAGGCGGATTTTGACAGCCGTCGAGCTAGCCCAATCAAACCCGGTCATGACGCAACCACCGTAGGGTTCCTGCATGCCAGAGACGGGTAGCTGGTGATCAGCAGCGTGGACCAGCCGAAGGCTGCTCACCAAGCTACCGAACGGGTTGCCGAAGTGCCCCGTGGTCCAGATGGTGCCCGCGCCAGAAAGTAAGTAGGAGCCACCGCCTTGCCACGCGATATAGCCGGCGCTGCCCGACGATCCGAAGCGGAGGTAGTTCTGCACAGCCACGAGTTCGCCGTTGACCGTGAGAGAGCCGGTGATCGTATCGCCGGCCTTATTGACCGGCGTGAAGCCAAGTGCCGTCTGATAGTTGCCTGCCGCCTGATAGTTGCCCGCCACCTGAGCACCGATGTTGGTGCGGGCCTGGGCTTGCTGCGTGGCGTCGAGCGTCTGCGCAGCGTCAAACCGAACCCGGTTGGCAATCGCGGACAGGATGCCAGCGATAATACCGTCGTTTTCAGTCAACTTCGCCGCGATCTCGACGAGCGTGTCGTATGCGCTGGAAACTCCCCCCTTCAAATCATCGATGGCCGTCGCGATCATACTCTTTACGCGAGCGACAACCGGGACTGCGTCGGTCGCCGTGCCAGTGGCCGCTTCAGCGGCCGTCGCGAGGCGAACGCTGCCGAACTCGGTCTCGGAGGCGCTGACGTTCCGCTCTTCGAGAGCCTGCATATCGGCGCTGATCTGGCCGATAGCATCACGGATGCGGCTGGCATCCTCGCGAGCGATGTTATCCGGATGCGGCAGCGGGTATCCCCGCTGCGTAGTATCGTTCGGCATGTGCTACTAACCCGTAGTGGACTTGACTGCGACGCAGCGGATGTTGCGAGCGTTGGAGCGCGCGCCGGGGCCTCCGGTGATCTTGATCTTCGCGCGCGAGACGTTGCTGTTGACGTGATCGATCATGTACTGGCGCTCTTCCCAGCCGTCGCCCAGCGGCGTCGCCTTTTCGAGCGTCAGGTTGGACCACACCGGCAGGCCAGTGTTTTCGGCCGTCTGCATCTTCGCTTCAAAGGTCGAGGTCGAGGGCAGATACACGTCAAGGATCAGGCGAATCTTCGAGTCGGTGCCCGCCTCGAACGCCCGCGTGATGTACTCGCCTTCCGACTGGATCGAGCCAGCGACAACCTGCACATACGGCACCATAAGCGGAGACAGCGCGACCGTGCCGATCAGGCGCAAGCGGACCTTCAGCGTGCCCGTGATCGCGGACGGAAGCTGGACGTTCACGCCGGGGGCGGTGATGTACTTCACGCCGTCCGGAGCCTCGAACTCGACTTCAATAGCCGTGTTCTCGGGGCGCTCTGCAACGAGCAGCGGCATCAGGTCCGAGCAGTTCGTCACATCGACCGTGCCCACTTCGACCGTGCGGACGCTCGGGTTGAACCTCGCGACCCGCAGACGGAAGGTCAGCGAGCGGCCCGGCTTCGGAAGCCAGGTACGGGCGTCCGAACCGTCGAGGAAGGTACCGAGCGGGAACGCGTTGCTCGTCACCCAGCCGTTGATCTGGTCGAAGCCGCCGAGATCGGCGATAGCAACCGAGTGGGCTGCGTCTTCGGTCAGAAGCGTGATTGAGTAGTTGCGATCCTCGCGCAGCGTCACCGGGCGGTCGAAGTTCGCAGCGGTCCAGTCGCTTTCGAGGCGCGGCGCGGTCGAGAGCGGGTCTATGGCCGTGACGGCGTGCATATCGAGCACGCATTCGGCCACAACACGCTCGGTAGGCACACCAAGCTCGACTTCACGAAGCTGCAAACGAACCGGCTTGTTCCGGTCACCGATCTTCGTGAACTTGATGTCAACACCGAGCGCCTGACGCGGCTCGGGCAGACGATAGGTCTGCGCGACCGGGTCGGGGTTGTACCAATAGTTCGTCGTGATGACGTTGCGCTCGTTGGTGATCGTCGTGAGCCAGCCGTAGGCGGTGTAGAGCGCGTTAGCCTTGGAGCCGCCGACGCCCTCGAAGCCGACGTGCTTCACGCCGACCGGGACGCCGGCCGGGATGTTAAACGCAGAGACGAGCGTACCATTGCCATCGGCGCGGATCGTGCCCGGCGGCGTAACGTCGATGTCGTCGAACGTGACCCTCTTCAGGACTTCGTTGTAGCCCCACTTGTTGATGATAAATCCGACCGACCGCTGCCGAATGGTCTCGATGTCCGTGGTGATGTTGCTCACCACGCGGTCAGCATAATCCGTCGTCTGCGCATACATGATGCCGCCCCAGCCGACTTGCCGAGCCGTATGAATCGAGGTCCACACATCCACGACTTCCGTCCACAGATCGACGGACGGATTGAGCGTGACATCGGTCGGCGGCGGGCCGAACGACTGGTAGGGATTGATCTTCGTCTCGCCGGTGATCTGGCGCTGCTCGAAGATGTTCTCTGACGTATAGTCGAGCGCCGTCTGCGAGACCGACAGCGTCGTGACGGTCGGCGTGATCGGCAGCCAGAGCTTGCCGCCGAAGATAGCGCCCGACTGTTGGATGCCCTGATCGCGCATGTCGTCGTCGAGCAGCGGATCGACGAAGACGCCGCGCTTGGACGATACTTCCTTGCGATCAACGTCGCGCTGAAGGCGCTCTTCGGCGACCAGCGCATACAGGTCGCCAACCATGCCTTCGAGGCTGCGCAGATCGTTGAAGGGCATGCGCACGGTTCCGACCTGCCGGACGGTCGGAGTCAATCCCCACTGGTTGTATACGTCGGCCAGCTTGACGAGCGTCGAGGCGACCGTGAGCGGCTGCGGCGCATAAAGCGAAGAGATACCCTTCAGGTAGGAGATAACGCCCGCCTGATCGACCACGACGGCATCGTATCGCGGCAACTTGGTCCGATATTTGACATAGGCCACGGTGCCATCGGCCGCGCCGGTGATGTTGAAGCGGTCGCGCTGAATGTTGGTCGGGGTCGCGTTGGTCAGGTAGCGATACGTGACCTGATAGGTCGATCCCGGTGCCATTTCCGCGCCGGTCGGCGACCAATCGATAGCCGCGCCCGACAGCTTGTAGTCAGCGCCCGCCTGATAGACCGTCGCCCCTTGCTTGACCTGCGAGATCGAGAGCACGGTCGGGTCGGGCAGCGCGTCGGACACTCCGGTATATGCGCCGTGAGTGAGCGTCACAGTCTTCTCGGCGATGATCGTGCATTCGACCACTTCGGCGATGGGCGCGAAGCGAACGACGATGGTCTGCACACCGGAATTGACGGCATGCGGCTCGTCATCAAGCAGCATGATCTCAGGCTCTTCGTCCACACGCAGGCGGTAGGACGCAGGCCGGGTCCGCTTGTAGCCGTAGACGTTGATCGTGCCTTCGGAGACAGAGAAGACCTGCTTGCCGTTTTCGAGGCCAAGGGCCTTCACCTGGAAGCCTTCGACGACGTAACCGCCGTGGGCCTCACGGTCATAGCGCGCGAGCAGGTTTGCCCATGCGTCGTCGATGCCCGGCTCGTTCGGCGTCTCGATCTCGCCGTCCTTGATGGTGTAAATGGGGAAGAAGTCGCCTTCCTCCCTGCTTCCCTCCCAATCCCAACGCCCCTTCATGACCAGTGCAGACGCGCCCGGCTCGCCCTGCGCGCGCGTTCCGGGGGCCATACCCTTCAGCGTCGGGTCTTCCTCGAACGTGACGGTGAAGGTGCGCAGGCGGATGCCGATGACGACGATGCCGACTGCGGACACAACGAGATTGCGCGCCTCGATGTCATGCACGGCACCACGGATGTAAACCTTCGCCGCCGCCAACTGCGCCTCGACCGTTCCGCTGGTGATCGGCCCGAGCACGATGGCCCCGCCGCTGACAAGCGAACCGTCGCGCCAGAAGGCGTCGGCAATGTTCTTGACGCGGTTCGCCTCGATATCCTGAACAACGTTGACTTCGTTGCTCGACATGAAGCGGTCGTAATGGAACGCGAGGCGCTGAAAGCCCTTCGCCGGATCGAAGCTATTGATGTAGGCCGGAAGATTGTCGCGTGCGTCGGACATTAGATCACCAGAACGTATGAAAAGCCTTGGCGCGAACTCGGGGAACGCGCGATGCCAGCGAAGCGGTCGAGCAGCAACAAGTATCCGGGTTCGGCGACTTCTTCGGGAGTCAAGTACAGTTGCCCTTCAGGCACCCCCTCCTTACGCACGGTGTCGATGAAGATGCCGACTTCTCGGATCGTATCGGCCTGCGCTTCGAGGTAATCAAACAAGACCTGCACATAGAGATAGCGGGTCGGCGTCGGCGACACGGTCCAACGATCACCGCCGGGCGTGTTGATGTTGCCGTTCGGGTCGGGCAACACGAACTCGACGGACGAAGCGATGCGGCGGCCAACTTCATCGACAAGCCCGACCTCCGACGACGCCAGCGGCGTGGTGCCGTAGACGACCTGCGCCTGAACGGTCGATCCCGGCGCAATGGCGCCCCCGTTGACGCGCGTCACGATGCCGGTGTTCGAGTCATAGGTGTAGTCGGCAGGCGACTCATAGACCTGCGCGTTGTTGCCGTTGCGCAGCGTGAGCGACTGCACCGGCGCGTGATCGAGCGTGATACGCTCGGGCGAGCCGGCGAACGTCTTGTTCACAACGTCCGTCTGGCCCCACCACGAAGCGCCACGGCCCCATGCGAAGTGCATCTGCCGCGCCTTGAGCGCCGCAGCCATGCCCGAGCGCCCGCTATTAACCAGAAGAGCCATCAGGGCCTCCATAGATGGTGAAAGGATCGAATCTCGACCACTGGACATTCGGCCAGTTGGTGCTCGGCCACATCATCAAGACTTCATCGGCTAGATCGATGATCTCGGACGAGAACGCAGCTTGGATCGCGATGACGGACGGCTCGACGACTTCTTGGTCGAGGATAGAACGGTCGAGCACGAAGCCTTCCTCGAAGCGCGCAACGCCGTCGAGGTAGCCGAAGTAGTTGGTGTGAAGCTCGGGGCCAAGCTCGATCGTGCCCCCATGGACGCCGCCGAACGAGAGCTTGGGCTTGATGCCGTCGAGGTAGACGCCGGACCAATCGTCGAGCAGAGCGCCGTCAAGGCGCATCATGTCGAGACGCATCGGCCGGATGTCATACCCGCCATAGACGCGCCCCAGGACACTGGACGCTCGCTTGGAGAGGTTCGCAAGGCCGATCAGATTGAGCAACGTCCGCATCTCGGGCTCGCCATCGAGACCGATCTGGAACAAACCCCAGCGCACGTCGCCGCGCGTGCCACGCTCATACACGCCGTTCAGGGCAAGCCACTCGAAGACGATCTCGAAGGCTTCCAGGCGGCCACGGACGGTCTGCCAGTGCTTGCCTTCCTTGTAGAGCCGTTGATGGTCAGCGACGAACGCAGCCGCGTCTTCGAGGCCCCAATGCCGCAACAGCCAAGGCAGGATGTCTTCTGGTATCGTGTCCTGATAGCGCACGTCGATAATCGACTGCACCAACCCCTTGTGGCGCGAGCGCGAGTCGATGGTGGCGACGACGGACCGTTGAAGCGGCGTCGAGTTGCGCGGGACGATGTCGATCAGGTCAGTCATCAGTAGGACCGACCCTTGTAGTTGAGCTTGACGGTGCCGAGCGCGACGGCCTCATTCGGCTCGGCGCGAGTGTAGTCGTCGGCCGCAGGCGTGATCATCACGATCCGGCGAACGCCGGACGTGCGCAGGGCGGCGATGACGAAGTCGGCGGTGAAATCCCAACCAAGGCGGCGCGCTGCGGCAAACTCGGTCGCGAGGCGCGTCTTGGCCGTTTCCAGTTCATCGGCCGGGGCTTCCGGCAACAACCAGACATCCGCCTCGACATTGACGACACGGATCACCGCCGGGACAACCTCGATATGATCGTTGTCGCCGAGAACGGTTGGCAGATTCAAGGCGGCGCTGACAATCGCGAGCAGTGCTTCGCTGGCGACGCCTTCGCCTTCCGTGGACAAGATCGAGACCTTGACGCCGCCCTTCGCGTCGCCGGTCACGCCAACGTCCGCCACGCGCGGATCGGCCGCGAACGCGAAGCGCTTATACCAGTTCTCGGTGAAGCCGCCCTGCCCCTTCTTACGCTCGCGCAGACGACGACGCAGATCGTCGATGGCCTCGCCCTCAAACGGGGTCATGCCCCAATCTGATGCCTGCGCGATAAGGTCTGCCCCCTGCGCGAAGTCGATCAGCGTCGCGCGGAACGTGTCGTTCAGCGAGGCGACATAGAGCAGATCGCCATAAGCCGCGTGGCGGCAGAAGTTATTGATCGGGTCCGACCGCAGCATGTAGGTGTCCCAATCGAGACCGGCGGTCTCAAGCAGGCCACGCATCTGCGTGATGCGGTTGTCGAACAACGTCTGGAATGCGGGCTCGCGCTCGATGACCGGAAGCGGCAGGCTCGGGAGCGGCGCGTCCATTAGACATAGCTCCCGACGATCAGGTTGTTCGAAACAACGACACGGCCGCGCGCATCTCGGGCTTCCGAATAGTCGCCGAGATGGCCGCGCGGGTAATAGATGCCGTCGATGTCGAAGACGGCGTTGCCCTGGTCGGTCATGTCGGCAAGCTCCATCTGAATGATGCGGAAGCGAGGCTCTTCGGCCATCAAGGACTCAGGGCTCTTGCGATTTATGGCTTCCGGCACGGCCGCGTAGAACTCGATCACCGTGACCTGCGACACGGCGCGGTCCACAAGGCGCGGCATCTTCGAGCCGAAATCGCGGGCCATAACGAGCGACTTCAACGTCGTGCTCAGAATGGTCGCAATCGACTGCCAGACATCGTCAATGCCTTCGAGAGGCTTGCCGTTAGTGAGGTCAATGGTCGCCATAAGGCGCACCGTGCCGCGTCGGCCGGGCCGCTTACAGTCTGATCCGGTCGCCTCTTAGCCCTTCTTCGCGAAGACCTGCTTGGCCGGGATGTCGGTGACGACTTCGACGCGGTCGGTCGGCTTCTCGCCAGCGCTATCGACGCCCAGGAAGGTCGCGGCAACGGTCACGAAGGCCGTCGCTTCATGGATCGACTCTTCTCCCACCTTCGTCGTGAAGTTCGAGCCCGCTTCGATCTTGACGTTCTCGCCCGCCTCAACCTCGACGTTCTCTTCCATCTCGACCTTCAGATTCTTCGCCTTCAGCGTGATCGTGCCGTCCTTCATGACGATCTTGCAGCCCGAGCCTTCGAGCGTGATCGAGCCCTTGGTTTCAATGCCCTTGATCAGCCAGTCGCCCGTACTGCGGTCATAACTGATCTCGCCGAGGATTTCGTCTTCCTCGCCTTCCTCGCCCCCTTCGTCGCCTTCGCCGCCCTGGTCGCCCTGGTCGCCCTCTCCATCTTCGCCGCCGCTCTTCGGCTTCGAGAAGATTTTGCGCCAAACACCCGCCTTGTCGGTGGTTTCCTTCTCGTCTTCATTCTCGAGCGTGTACGTGCCTGCCGGATAGACCTGCGCCGTCGCAAGCTCGCCGCCTTCGGCAAGCAAAACGACCTTCTCGCCCTTCTCAAGGAAATGCGTCTCGCGGTCGCCCTTCGCGCGCATGCCGCCCGCCGGGAGCCAGTCGGTGATGATATGGTTGTCTTCGTCGCTTTCGTCGCCGATCAGGACGCGATAAGACGGAGGCTGGCGCTTGTAGTCAACTTCCTTGATCTTGCCGAACTTGACGACATCCTGCGCGCGCCGGTCGATGTCGGACGCTTCCGGGTCGGACACGCCGCCGGTGCTCGCAGGATCGCGGAGGAACTTCACCATGGCTCACTTCCCCGCCAGGAAGTCGGCCATGGCGGCGTCGATGTCATTAGCCGTGGCGCGCGGACGCCATGCGGTGCGATAGATGACCTGCCAAACGAGGCCAATAGCGCCAATGGGGCGCTTGACCTGCTCGGTGATCACGTCGATGTCCGATTCCGTCAGGCGGATGCGCGCCGACTCGAAGCCGGGAATCACGAAGCCCTCTACGGCGGCTTCCATCTGTTCGGCGATGTCGTCGAGCTTGTCGTCAACGGTCTCGCCACCGAGCAGCATCGCCTCCGTGACAATGGTTAACTCGCGCTCGATATAGGTCGCGTCGCCCTCGACCCCATAGTCCTTCTCGGGGTTGTACTTCTCCATGCGCGCGTAAACGAGGATGGCGGCACCGTCCTCTTTCAACTCTTCCTCGTTCACGGGAGCCATGCGGCTCGCATACACGCGGCCTTGCGCGGCCGTGCGGTAGCTGCCATCCACATTCTCGGCGAGCCGGGCTCGGAACGCTTCGCGGATTAGCTTGCGAGGGTGTGCCATCTCAGTCGTTCGCCATGAGCAAGAGCAAGGTCATGCCGGTGCCGTCCGGCCGCTTGTCCTCGATCCGATATTCCTGCTCGACACCCAGCTTCTTGTTCTTGATGGTCAGCTTCTCGCCCTTACGACCGCCCTTATTGAGATCGGACGTGCGGCACAGAAACGTCGGCCCGGTGGACGTGACGCTCGCGCCCATCTGCATCTGAAACTCCGTCCCGTTCCAGCGGTTCGGATTCCAGTTGCTACCTTCGTCGTCGAACTGGCCGGGGATGTCCTTCGGCTCGACGGCTGGATCGCGGCACACATAACGCGCCTCAACCCCGAACTCGTCGGGGTTGAGAAAGATCAGAAGATCGTTGTCGGTCTCGACGGGCATTACAGCCCCGAGTCGCGCAGAGCCAACGCAGCGTCGATGTCGGCATCGGAGATGTCGAACCCGACGATGTCTTCAATCGGCTTTTGCTTCGGCTTGCCCGCTCGATGGCCGGACTTGAAGAAGTCCTTCTTTTCGTCGAGCAGGTCGATAGCCGAGGCGATGTCAGCGATGCGATTGCTCGCGCCGTCCGTCTGTTGTGAGGCGGGAGGGGCTTCAACAGCGGACGGCGCGTCGCCGGGAGCATTCCCGGCGGATTCGAGACCAGCAAGATGGCTGGTCGATTCGAGAGCAATCGCGGCGACGGCGGACACCTGATCCGGCGCGAGAACGACACGAGCAGGCCCGAGCGCCTTCGCTTCGTCTTCGGTCAGATCGAGCGGCGTACCGGGCGGCAGATACCGCCGGTTACGCTTGATCGTTACGAGGCCGCGATAGATCGGCATCACTTCACCTTCGCGCCCAGGGTGCCGTTCACGCGGTACGGCGCGATCAGCGGGGCCGACTGGCCGAGGATGTACCGAACGCTCGGGTCTTCCTCTTCCCACGACTTCACGAAGAAGTCGCGCGGCTGAAGCCCTGCCTTCAGGTCCATGATCGCGCCGAAGTGGCGGACGCCCTCGATCTCGCGCGAAGCCATCACTACCTCACCGGCCGGGAGCATCTCCTTCTCGACGCCATCGAGCGGATCGACGTACTTGTCGGCATGGACCCACAAGCGATAGTCGCCGAACACCGCAACCAACCGAACGCCGGGGGTGATCAGGATCGGGCCAAGCTCGGCGCGCGCGGAGGAAAGAGTTTCCTTCGTGGTGTCGATCTGAAGGCGCATCGCCTTGGCGACTGCATCGGTGTCGGGACCGAACATCTTCTCGCGGATGGTCTTCCACACGTCACTCGCCATGAACACGTCACGGCAGGTCAGCGCGGAGGCATCGAAGATCATCTGACCCCACTCTTCGATATCATCGAGCGGGTTCACGGCGGCATCCGACCACTTGTCCGATCCGGTCAGGACGATGCTCAGCGCGGCCTCGCGCTCGAAGTCCACGACCTGCTCGGGATAGTCGTCACCCTTCAGGACAAGTTTGCCGGTGCGCAGCACTTCGGCCGACATGACTTCCAGGCGGCGCACCCACATATCCAACTGCTCGGAGATCGCGAAACCGACAGATGCAGCGAGGCGCTGTTCCGGCGTCAGGGTGCCGCCGATCTTCTCGCCTGCGCGGCGCTTGAACTGCGCCTGCGGCTTGAAGACTCGCTTGTCCTTGACATAGGCCGGGGCCAGGGACGAGGTCTTGTAACCGGCCTCGCGGATTACCTTTCCCGCGATGACGGGCGAGACGAGCGGCGAAATCATCCGGCGACCCTTCACCGAGTCGAACTTGACGTCTTCGGTGTCGGAGGTCTCGACCGTGGTGAAGAAGGTGTTGAGGAAGAACGCCGGGTTCAGCGGCAGTTCCTCGACAACGCGGTTGAGGGCCGTGGTGGAATAGAGGTCCATAGTAGGGCTTCCCGTTTGCTTTGCTGGTTGTCTCGGTTAGCCCATCGGCTTAACGAGCCAGATCGACTTGGTGCGGAAGACCGCATCCACCGATCCGAGGGTGTGACCGGCACCGAGGATCAGCCTGTCCTGATCGAACTCACCGGCGATGTAGACGACGGCCTCCACGTCCTTGTCGGTCGCATCGACCGCTTCGGCGAGAATCGCGTCGGGCACCTGCGATCCATCCGTCGCGGCCTTGAGCGATTTCAAATACTTGGCGTCGGCCGTAACCAGGCCGAGCACGGTCGCAGCCGCGAGAACGCCAGCGCCCGACTTGATCGTCACCTTGCGGGCGCGCGTATGGCCGAGCGCCCACTGGTTCGGCAGAAACGAACCTTCGTTCTGAAACTTTGCCACGTTGCGGCTCCTTACTTGCCGGACACGAGCTTCATCGCGCCGAGAATTGCGTTTGCAGCGGCTTCGTCGCCCTGCGCCTTTTCCTGACCGCTCGACGGAGCGACGCCGGAATTGGCTTCGGTGTCCGTCTTGATGTCAGCAGCGCGTTCGGTGCGCTTGGCCTTTTCAGCAGCCACGATCATGGCCGAGAACTCATGCGCCGAAGAGCCCGTTTCGATAGCCTTCGCGGCGGCGGCTTCGTAACCCGGCAACGTCAGGCCCATGATCTCGGTGACGCGCTTGCGCTCAAGCGCAACCGGATCGTTTGCGGCGGCAGCGGCAGCCTCCGCATCGGCCTTGGCCTTCGCATCGGCGTCGGCTTTCGCCTTGGCTTCCATTTCGGCCTGCACGTCGGCGCGAATCTTCGCTTCGAATGCGGCCTTCTCTTCGTCGGTCATTTCGACATCTCCATCTTGGCCGGTCGCGGCCGGGTTAAAACCGAAGACAGCCTTCGGACTTTCGCCGCGAGACAAGCTCGCGAGAACCTGTTCAAACGTCGCGATGCCATCCGCCATCCCGGCATCGACCGCCGCTGCACCGATCAGCACATCGCCACGTCCGAAATGTTCGAGCGCGTGATCGACTGACACGCCGCGATAGCCCGCGACCGTCTCGACGAACACGGCGGCCATCGCATCGACGCGCGCCTGGACGCGGTCGCGACCTTCCTGCGTGTTGATATCGACGCGCTTGTAGGGAGACTGCGACGACACGAACTCGATAGTCTTGATGCCGCGCGCCGCGTCCTGCGCGGACGTATCGCGGTAGCCAGCGACGACACCCATGGAGCCGAGCGCAGCGGTCGGGCCGATCAGAAACTCGTCCGATGCAGTGCCCAGCCAGAAGGCAGCGGAGGCCGCCTGATCGCCTGCATAGGAGACGATACGTTTACGGCCGCGTACTTCGTGGACCGCGCTGGCAAGCTCGGCAACGCCAGCGGCCTCGCCGCCGGGCGAATGGATGTTGAGCAGGATCGCGGTGATCGACGCATTGTCCATCGCGGCCTGAAGATCGCGGCGGACGGTCTCGTATGCGGTCGCGCCGCAGAACGAAGTCATGAGGTTCGCGCGCTTGAACAGGGGGCCAGCCACGTCGATCACCGCGACGTTGCCGCGCCGAGTCGCACGCTCGGAACGCTCAAGTTCCTGACCGCGATAGGCTTCGAGCATCTGCGGCGTGATCTGCGTCTCGCGCGCGGCGATCTCCATGATCTGCCGCAGCGCGTTCTCGTCCATCGCCCAATCGGCGGTGAGCGCGGCGTCGAAGATCATCGGGTTGCGGACGTTGATGGTCATTGCTTCTTCTCGGGCTTCTTCGGCTGCGTCGGCTCGTCGTCCGGCTGATTGCTCACGTCTTCCTTGACCTGTGAGCCCATGCCGGACGGCGCGAGAATTTCGGGTTCGAGCTTCCCGGCGGCGCGCGCCGAGTGCTCACGGATGCGCTGCGCGGTGGTCTGCTCGAAGTCGTCGCCGCCGCGCTCGATGATCACGGCTTCGATGGTGCGCGCACCCAGGTTCACGGCTTCGGTCTCGGCCTTCCATTCCTTCAGCGGGTCGAGGATGATCCGCGCGGGTCCGATCCACTGAGCGCCGAGCCATGCGGCGCGGCGCACTGGATCGTTGAAGAAGGCGGGAGCCTCGATCAGGCCAGCGTTGATCGCATCGATCAGGAACCACTCGTAAACAGGCGCACAGAAGTTGCGGACAAGCCAAGTGCGTCGGTCGCGGAAGAACTGTGCTGCCATTTCCAGTGATGCCCTCGACGCGCTGTAGCTCGCCGTGAAGTGCATCATGAGCAGTTCGAACGGGATCGACAGCGCGACACCGATCTGGCGGACTACGGATTGGAAGAACGGATCGAAATTCGCGGTGTTCGCGGGCTGCGCCGTCTGAATCTCTTCGTCGGTGCCGATGTCAACGATGGTCCCCGGCCCCATCGTCACATCATTTGCGCCGATGCCGGGATACGCGCCCTGCGGCACCGCACCCGCCAGACCATCTTCGCCCGAGGTCTTTAGGAAGACCGTGAAAAACGACGATACGACGGCCTTCATCAACTCGGCTTCGCTGTAGCGGTCGAGTTGCTTCAGGATTTCGATGACCGGCGCAAGCTGGGGGATGCCACGGTTCAGGCCAGGGCGCAGCCGCTCGAATATATGGAGCACCATCTGCTCGCCGGACTTCTTGCCGAAGGCCGGGACTTCCGTGTAACCGTTGTAGGTTAAGGTGACGCGCTCGCCGGGGTGCTCGTTGAGCACGTAGTAGCTGACCGGGGCGCCGTCTTCGTCGATCTTGACGCCGTCGCGGATCAGATACTCGCCTTGCAATTCCTGGGGCGTGGCAACGCGGTCGGCCTCGATCACGTTCAGCGCGAGCGGCACAATCGCGTTAGGCCGCTTCGGGGTTCGGCGCAGAACGAAGGTGTCGCCAGACTCAAACACGGCGTTGAAGACGAGCCCCTGAAGCTCATAGAAATTCTGCGTCAGGGTGATGTCGCAGAGCTTCGACTGCGCCCACAAGTCGAACAGCGTCTCGGTCTTGCGCTCCCACAACTCGGCGGCTTCTTCCGAGAGGCCAACGAGCTTCGGGTTCAGCTTCGCGCGGACGCGCAGACCAGAGCCGACGACGTTGCTCTTCGAGGTCTGCCGAGCACCGGCGGCGATGGGGTTGTTGCGGCCGAGATCGCGCGAACGGCTGCGCAGCGCCGGAAGATCGCCGAGCGTGTCGGAATCCGCCGAGCCGGGATGCGTTTTCCATGCCTTCAACGCGGCACGGTTCGAGCGCGCACCGGCGTATTGGCCCATGTAGTTCAGAGAGAGGCGCGCGTGGTAGCGGCGCGTCGCGAAGTTCGGCGCGACACCCGCCAGGAAGCGGTCCATCAGAGTGGGGGCGAGAGGCTTGATCACAGCGGGATCACCCGCTGGATACGGATGCCACCACGCTTCGCGCGGGCCGCTTGTTTTTCGAGGCGCTGAGCACGCTGGTCAAGCTGGCGCAGATCGCCACGCCAAAGCTCACGATCCTTGATCGTGTAGCGCTGCCCGTTCTGCTCGACCTGTTGGATCGAGGTCAGGGTGCTTTCAAGCTGCTCTTCGATGCTCTTTGCCATGCCCCGAAACTACGGGACATGGTTCACTCCAAAGAGATCGTTCCGGTCGCCCTTAACGCGCTCGCTTGCGATCAGTCTCTTTGAAGATCACAACATCGTCGGGCGGCACACCCCCGGCGAGATAGATGCGCAGCAACATCTCAATGGTGCCGGACACCGCCGACTTGCCCTTTTCCATGTTGTAGACGTGGTCGGTGCCGTGCACTTCGGACAAGCCAAGGGCGCGCACAAGCTCTTGAGCCGTCAGCGGGGCTCCGCCGGGCTTCCACATCTTGCCCAGCGTTACGCGGGCAGCGCGAACATCGTCTCCGGTCATCATGCTTTTCATCTACCCGCCCAATCGTTAACTTTCAACGCCACGGCTGCGAATGCGACGCCGCCCAGGAACCGCCTGGGGCGTCGCAGCCACCGGCTCTTCTCGCGAGACGGACGGACGCGGGGCAGCATTGAGCGCGTTCGCTGCCGCAGCCCGCAGCGCCATAAGGCGGCGTTCCATGTTGATGCCGAGCGAGAGCCGCGCCGCGATGTTGTAGACGCGCAGATCGAGCGGTTCGTTACGCTGATGGACTTTGTGCCATTCCTTGACCACGAAGCCTCGCCTATCGGTCTTCAGCACGGCCTTTTCGGCGGTCAGGCCCTCGAAGAACTTCTTGTCGTAGTTTTCGAGCAGCGGGTAGTGGCAGTAGCCGGGGCCGGGCTCCTTGGTCTCGAGTCGCTTGTAGTGCATATCCTTGGCCTGATCGACGCCGAGCACGAAGATCGTGACGTTCTTCGCCTTGTTGACGGTACCCTTCGCGGGCCAGATCGGGCGGCCGGGACCGGCCATACCTTTGATCGCGTAGACCCGCCGGGCGATGCGCGGCCGGACGAAGTTGTAGACGTGCTGCGTAAAGTGGCCGCCCGAGTCGATGCAGGCCGCTTCGACGCGCATCTCGATTCCGGCCGGGTGCTTGAACGTGCGCAGCAAGGCGCTATCGATCACCTCCCAAAAGCCGGGCGTGTTGGGCGCGCCATAGTGGACCTTGTAGTCGAGCGACCACGACTCGTCGTCGGCCCCCCAACCGACCCACTCGATCTCCGCGCGATCATCCTGAATATCGACCGAGCTAGTGATGCAGCCGACGCCGCTGGGCAGCAAGATCGAGGCGTCATACTCTTCGCGACGGGCATAGATCGAGTCCGGGTTGGCGCGCTCGCCTCGCTCTTCCCACGTCTCCGCGAGGCGCGTGTTCACCCAGGTCTTCAGACGCTCCGGGTGCTTCTTCACCAACACGAAGTCGCGCGCCATCTCGCCGAGAGCGCGCCAGGGCGACGCGATCCGGTTCAGGTGGAACCCAGCGTGGCCCTTCACTTCAGGGCGCGTCGCGATCCAGACGCCGCGAGCGATTGCCTTCAGCCGTTCAGCCTCGCTCCATCCGTGATCGCAAAGCTCGCCGGTGTCGGGATCGCTGTATTCACAATGATAGCGCGCCGCGAGGGGATCACCTTCCGGCCATCGGACCTGCGCCCACCGCAGATGTTGCATATGGCCGCACTTCGGGCACGGCACGAAGAACCGACGCTGATCGCTTTCCTCGTAGGAGGACTCGATGCGCGACGCGCCCTTGATGGTCGGCGTCGAGACGAGCGCGATCTTACGATTCCAGAACGTCGTCGTTCGCTCGATGGCGAGCGAAACCGGATCACCTTCTTTGCCGGCGCTCGCCTCATAGCGATCAACTTCGTCGCAGAGCAGGATGCGGATCGGACGCGATGCGAGCGACGCGGGCGAGTTTGCGCCCGCCATCGTGATATGACCGCCCGCATATTTCTTGTGGAGGATCGTGTCTTCGGAATCGCGCGCGTGGTTACCAAGCTTCGCCGCGAGAGGCGGCGTGTCGCGGATCATCGGCGCGAGACGATCCTTCGAGTACGCTTCGGCCATCTGCAACGTCGGTTGCAGAATGAGCATCGGGCAAGGATCGAGATGGACGTGGAAGCCAGCCACGTTGTTGATGACTTCGGTCTTCACCGTCTGCGCCGCGACCATACAAGTGATGATCTCGATCTCAGGATCGGCGAAGGCATCCATGATGCCGCGCGACGGCTCGACGCGCGCAGTAGACCACTTACCGGGCTCCGAAGACGCTTCCGGCGAAAGCACGCGGTATTCGTCCGCCCATTCGGAGACGGTCAGCTTCGGCGGCGGACTGAAGCTCTGCGCGATGATCTCGCGGACCTGCGCGCGAAGCCGAGCTCCATATGCGCTATCCTCGTGAAATTCATCGACGACGGCGACGGCTGCGGTCATCAGGCATCCGGCTTGCGCTGATATTCAGGGCAGCGCTGACGCGCGTCGGTGGGCTGGTCGAAATGGATCGATGCCGCACGCTGGCACACGCCAACCCACTCCCCTTCCCGCTTCCAGGCGGTGCAGACTTCGCAACTGTTCGGGGGCCACTTCAACCACGAAGGCTTGAACTCACTCGTCGTCATTTTCTTCTTCGTCTTGCTCGACAGTCTCGGACGGCGGCTCGGCGTGAGGCTCTTCCTCGACCGGCTCGTCCGTGGTCATCTTGATTTCGTTCAGCGCTTCGAGGATCAGCCGCTCAACTTCGTTGACCAGCTTCTTCGTGCCTTCGGGCGCGCCGACTTCGAGTTGGATCGCAGGGCGCAGTTTGGATGGAATGCCGAGCAGACGCGCGCGCGCATTCGCAATTTCGTTCGAGAGCACCTTGACGATCATGTCGATGGGGCGAACAAGCTCCATCTTCGTCGCCAACTCCAACTCGGACAGCTTCGCTTTCGCGATCTCGTTGCGAAGGCGCGCCTTGTCGATGGTGATGTCTTCGCCGCCTTCCTTCAGCGTCGCAGCCGTATGCGCCTTGCGCTCGGAACGCTCGCGCGCGAGCAGCCACTTCAGCACGTCTTCAGTATCGAACTCGAACTGCTTGCCACGCCCACCATGAGACTTGACCGGCATTCCGTTCTCGACCCATGCGGAAATCGTCGGCAGCGAATAGCCGAAGATGTCCGCAAGCTCTTGCCGGTTGACGACCTTGCCCATTATTCGTCGATCTCGATGCCCATAGCGATCAGTTGGGCGTCGATGGCCGCGATGCGCCGATTAAGCTCGGCGACAACAGCGGCCTTGACCGCTGCGACCATCTCGGCGTCCTGATACGTGCCCCTGATCGTCACGCCGAGCCCGTCGCCGTGATCTGCGATGCGACGCGCTCCGCATAGTTCGTCGCGTTGCTTCAGAAGGCGCTCGAAGTCGTATGCCTGGGAGAGCTTCATTGGCGCACCGCCTGGGTCTGCATCGGGGGCAGGCCATTGGGCCTCGCGAATAGGCGAGCGAGCAGTTCATCGACCTGCCGATACGTCTGAGTGAGACGGCCAACCTCATTGATGAGGTATTCGTGCGGGCTGATCTCAACCTGCGTTCGCTCGGTCGGATGATCCTTCGGCACCAAGCCGGGGCGAATGATCTCGATGACACGGCCCTGCATGCGGTCGATCGCTTCGGCCTCGTTCCGATGCCGGACATCCTCGAAGACGACGCGCTCGGGCTGGTCGATCCAGAGCTTGTCGGTCTCGGTGGCGATCCAAAGATCGGGAGACATCCAGTCTCGGCCCCACGGTCCGCCGAGACCTTCCATTGCGTGACGGGGCGTCTTCCCGTTCAGCCATTCGGACGGCAGTTCCTTCAGATCACCATCGATCATCCGCTCGATGGTGCTCGGTTCGCACCCACGATAGCGGAGATAGGCGCGCAGCATTTCCTTGAGCGCGCCAGCGATGCGGCCACGGACGAACCCGTGCCGTTCAACGAGGTAGTTTGCGACGGTGGACTTACCGGACCCGATAAAGCCCTTGATGCCGATAACGATCATGCTGCTAATGCTCCTGATTGGAGCAGTACGGTCTCAGACCGGATATTGTCGTTCGAGGCCGTTTCGGTATCCCAAGGATGGAAAGGCACCGCTGACGGCGTGAGCGAGTGTTCGCCGCCCAAGCGCGTCTTGATCCGGTGGCAGTTGGCGCAAAGAAGCTGCGCGTTGTCTTCTTCGCCGCGCAGGATCGCGCGATAGAAGTCGAGGTTTTGCCAATTGGTGATTCCGTTAGTGCGGCGATGCACCGGCTTGATGTGATCGACCTCAAGGCAGAGCGGTTCGTCGAGACCGCACCATTCGCAGCACCCACCCAAGCAGTCGATGACGAGATCGCGGAGCTTCCTGCGGTACCGAGCATTCTTGTCCTCGCTCGGCGGGTTCTTCTTGAGATACGCAGCGATGTTTGCCCTGAACAGGCTCATGATGCGGTTTGCGAGCTTCTGCTTTTCGACCCGCTTGGCCTCCGCTTCGGGCTTCCCTGCGCGGTATTTGCGGTGGTGTTCGTTCTGGCGGTCGCGGTTGGCTCTGCGCCACGCGCGCTTGGCTTCAGGTCCTTGAAGGGCATCTCGGTCGCTCCAAATTGCGACCTGAAGAAAAGCGGACCGTAACGGACGTGTCGGGTCTGATCCGGTCTCCCATCCGGTGTAATCCGTCAAAGTTGCTTTCGAGACCGATCCGAGCAGGCCGGGGTGTTTGAGGTCAAAACATCCGCTTAAGTCCGTGGAAATCGCCAATCGGAGTTTATTGCAGCCGCCTGGAACCCCTCTCCCACACAACCCATCCGAGAACAGAAAGTCACTTTTGAAATTTTATATCTAGCGGGATCGGGCGGTCGCACGTCACCCGCACGGGGGAGCGCCCCAGAAGGACCCAAATACCTTCGTGCGCTGCAATAAAAGAATAATCTTCCAATGACTGCGGCTTTGATAGAAGAATGCAGCTGTTTCCGTTCGATCGATCCCAATGCGGCCGTAACCATCGGTTGTATCCCCGACACAACCGCGCGCATGTTCTGCCATCGCGATAGCCGAAATAAGATAACGATTTCAATGCATTGAAAGGCGCTTCGCTTTCGATCTTGCGCGCTTTCGCAATCATTCGAGACTGCTTGAAACGGCTTGGTTCAATGCAGTCTAGCTCATTGATATTGCTGCGCTTTCGAGCACAAAGCCGCCCTGTGCTACGCGCTTTCCGGTTTTAGATCGGATTACGATGGCCCATCCGCGTTTCATCCGTTGAAATCGATTGACGCCCGCCGGTTTTAATCGGTATGGACTGTCTAACGACGGATGGCCCGTCGCAATCAACGGATGGAAGACATGCTGCAAGCTATCAAGACAACCCGGTTTAACGTCACAGTCCGCCGCATTGCGACGGGTTGCGACTTTCACGTTTCCCTTTTCGCGAAGGATGAGGCGACCGCATGCGACCGCGCGAAAGATCGCGCGCGCTTCGCCGAACGGATTCCCCTCTCGAAGCTTGCGACGCTCGAAGCAAACGGCATTGCCGTTTTCCGCGTCGTGTCATGCGCCGTATCGGCCGACCAATCCCGCCCCATCGCCTAAGCACACAAGGACTCGACCAATGCGAATCTATGTCGCCTGTCTCGCCAGCTATAACAACGGGGTTTTGCATGGGGCTTGGATTGATGCCTCAACCGACGTTGACTCCATGCAAGATGAAATTAACGCGATGCTTCGCGCGTCGCGCTTTCCTAACGTCACTGTCAAATGCGTCGAATGCGAGGGGAGCGGCGAAAAGACGTTCCACAACTCCGAAACTGGCGCGACCCGTCAAGACAAATGCCCGACATGCAAGGGCGCTGGCAACGTCCCCAGCGCGGAGGAATGGGCAATTCACGACCACGAGGGTTTGGGCGCTATCTCCGAACATTGCGGACTCGCGGCCATCGCGGAGCGCGTCAAGCTTGCCGAAGTCGCAGACGATAGCGGCATTCCCTTGGAAGTCGTCTTAGAGGTCGCGGACGACAACATAACGAACGACGTTGAATCGTTCATTCGCGACAACTATCGCGGCCAATACGACTCATGGGCCGACTTCGCCGAAGAGTTTACCGAAGAGACAGACGGCCTTAGCGGCGTTCCCGACCATATCAAGCCTTACATTGATTTTGAGGCGATGGGTCGCGATTGGCGCATCTCTGGCGATTTCCATTATGTGGAGCGTGACGGTTCGCTCTTCGTGTTCTGGAATCACTGAGGGGAGCGCGCAACAATGACTGATCTTGAAATCTTCGAACCCGCGCATTTGAAGCGTTGGACTATGCCGCGAAACTACGTTGGCGAAGTTTGGCCCGCGTACTATTCGGCCGGAGTCGGGCAGTCGCGCGACAGCGACGCGCTAGAGCGCTCTAACTTCCGTTGCATGCTTAAAGCTATCGGAGGCGAAAGCGAAACCGTTCACGTTGTCCGCGAGTCGCATTGGGCAGTTGGTTGGATTGAGTGGATTGCCATCCATCAAGACGACGAAACCGCGCTCCGCAAGGCGGATGAAATCAAATCCGCCTTGGAAGACTACCCTGTCACGAAGACGATTGGAGCAACGAAGAGCAGGCCGAAGCGGATGACGTTTGGCGCGAATGTTACAGCGTAGCGGAGCGCGTCAAATACATCCGCGACCACGACTCGCAATTCGAGTTTCACGACTGGCGCGACATGCGCGCGTGTGTGCGCGGCGATTTCTTCGCCGGTTATGCCTCTGACCTGCTCCGTTGATCCAAGGACTCCACACAATGACGATTTCCGCAGAAACCGCTAACGATATCCGCAACCGCGAAACCGCGCTCCGCGAATGGTTAGGGGACCGCACTAGCTACCGCTCCGAAGAGTTGCCAGCGAACATTAAGCCGCCAACGAACGAAGAGCGGAGCGCGCTTGAGGTATTCGAGTTTCTACGCGACAAGCCCGAGCGCTATTTCCTGTACATCAACCGCGACAAGGGTGTCGCGACGACTTGGACAGGCGAAGAGCTTGGCCGCGTTACCTTCGGCCGCGAATACCGCGACAATTTCGGAGGCAAGCGCGTAGCTATCACGGTTCACGCCATTACAGGCGATACCTACCACGGCACATATTACAAATCGTCGGGGGACTACGCGCGAGTCAAAAAGGCAATCAAGCGCGAAACGTTCAAAATGGACGTTGAATTTACCGATACCTTCGGAGGCGAGGCTAACTATTCATGGGTTAAGCGCGCGACTCTAACCTTTCGGGTTGGCGCTTCGGACCGGGCCATTATGCGCGCGGCAAAAGCCGCAATGGGCCTTAGCACCGTGCGCGGCCGTCTCGCCTCGCATGGGGACTCTTTCGAGTTTCGGCCGTATCGCTCCGCAACCGTCATGTTTGTAAACACCGTTTATTGAGGCCCGACCATGCCAGCTATCAAAACGATTTCCGACTTCCGCGCGGCTTTCCGTAACGGGCCTTATGCATGGCCCGGCGGTTATCCCCTCTACTTCATTACGGCAGACGGTGCGGCGCTATCGTTCAAGGCTGCAAAGGCTGAACGCCGCAACATTCTTGAGGCTATACGCGACGACGACAAGCGGAGCGGATGGCGCGTCGTCGCAATAGAAATCAATTGGGAAGATGGCAACTTGATTTGCGACCACACAAGCGAGCGCATCGAGTCGGCCTATGCGGAGCCGGAACAATGACGCGCGTTTACGTCAAAGAGTTGGCGACCACGGCAGAGATTTTTAGTGGTCCTGTTATCGGCATTGAATGGCAACGCGATCCATTAGAGCCGGGTTTCGCAGTCTACAAACGACATGACGACTCGCCAGACTTCAAACCGGCTCAATACGTGGAGTCGTTTCCCGACATGACGACCGCGGAGCGCGCGGCGTTGAAGCTAGGCAAGGCTTATTCCGTTCCTGTGACGCGCGCCGACTAGTGCGGCGCTTCCGGCTAGGGTCGCATCGCGGCCCCATGGGAAGCGCCCCCAGGGCGATTCAGTCTCACAAGGGAAAGGGAGTCCTATGCCTTTATCAGAACGTCAAATGAACCATCCGCAATTTGTCGCGGTATCGTCCGCAGTCAATGCGGCCCTTGCCGACATTGGCGCGCGGTTTGGTTTCGACCTTGCGCGCATGCCTCATTTGGAAACGCAAGCGAATCGCGCGGTTGACGATATGACGGCGCTTGTTCTGCGCGCGCTCAATTTCAGCGGAGGTCGAGAGTCATGATGAAACGACTCGCGGTCGCGGCCGTGGTCGCGCTCGCCAGCCCTGCCAGCGCGTCAACCGTTTGCCTATGGGGCAAGCCCGTGTCGCTGATTAGCCGCATGCCTAGCGGTCGCGCGGGCTTTGACGCGCTCCTAGTCGAGCGACCCGACGCGAAAGCCCCTTTCTTCGTTCTGTTAGAGCGCGGAAAGGATCTAGGACCATGCCGCTAGACGCATAGGAGAACGGCCGCAAACACGATCTTACGGCGGGCAGCTACGGCTTACCCGCCTTTAGGTGTTAGAAGCGCCGCTGTTGGCGTTTCATTATGAGGAAGGCGAATGATGACGCCAACATACCAAGAAATGATTGAACATATCGCGGCAGTAATCAGACTCCACTTAGCCGCGTCCAGCACGGGGTCGCCAAGCATACCGGAAAACCAATATCTATCATTACAGACAGGTTGGAGCGCGGACCAATGCCGTCGATTGGTAAGCATCCTTGAAAAACTACCCGCGAAACTAACCGACGACGACAAAGCGCTTATCACGGAAATGTACAATCGGAGTGCGCACCTATCAGTGACGCGAGGGGCACCGAACTAACCGACGCATAGGAGAACGGCCGCGCAAGTTGCGGCCGTTTCGCTATGTGCCGCAAGGCATAGAACCGAAGGAGTCCGAATCGTGCGGCGTCATTGCCGCGCGCTTGATGGCCCGCGCGATGATTTGCGCGGCCGTCGCGAGCGCGCGCGCGTTCACAAGGCTGTGGCAAGTCGTCGCGTCGTCGCGCTTTCGAGCAGTTGCGACACGGTCGCGCGCGCGTTTTTCGACCATGCATCAATCGCAATTAGAAGCCCGTACAGCGGCGCGCCGTTTGGACTATGCGAGTAGCGGGCAGTTCAAAATATCGCATGGGCGGCGCGTTTGCGCGCGATGGCGACGCACGCGAACAAGTGATTTTCGGTCGCGTCGCGAGACCTACTTTTGCGAGCAAGAAGGAAATTCTCGATCAGATCGGCCCGATTTTCAGGATCGGTGATGACCTAGCGAGAACAGTTGACAGAAGTCCGAGAGGGCGGCCCGGCGTAAGGAGTCGACGTAGCCTAAAAATTTTTTTCCCGCACGAAGTTTTCGCGGTGGTCCGCGAGGTCCACGCCACTTTCCATTAGCTGCCATCCCTTCTGACGACAATACGAACGAACGCGCTCGATCTGCCATCCACGCATGTAGCGAATGATCGGCGCGACATCGCCGGACACGATCCCGCCGATGACATCCGCCCCAGCGCAGAAGTGCGGCGCGTTGATCCAGAGCAGGCCGGTGTTGTTCGGCATAGGGGCGGACATCTTCGAGATCGTCGTCGGCGTAGTTGTTTGCGCTTTCTGCAAAGAAGTCTGGATCGCTATGCTGGTCGCCGCGCTGGTCATCGTCGAGAGATCGAGCGAGCCCTGGGCTCAAGATCGCCGAGATCGCGAGCCCGAGCAGAACCAGGCGCTTCGTGCGAGGGAGGGGGTTGGGAGTCATTTGGCTCATGAACCTTTCCCGACGAAGGGGGGAGTGGAGTCGTTTCGCTCATGGACCCTTCACCGCGTCGCCGCATTGACGACTGCGCGATAGAAGTGATTGGGGAAACGCGCCTGGACAACGCCGGACACGGTCCCGAGGAAATCCCAATGCTCGTTGATGGTCGCACTCCCTTGCAGCACGGCGAGGGTTTCCAGCGGAAAACGCTTCTTCGTCCGGCGGCGAACGACGATCACCTTCCCGTTCTTCGTGACGATATGAAACGGCTTCCGCTTCTGACCGTCCATGCGCTTCAACTGGCGGCGCACAACGGTATGCACCGGCGCACTGCCAATCGATCCGTAAGGCTTGATCAGGATGCCGCCCGACGCGAGACGGCCACGGCTATCTCGCTTCGCGCGGATCGACAGAGCGTTGTCGGGATACTTCTCCTTGCCCGCACCGATGACATGGCGCTCCATGTACTTGTCGATGCTGCCCACCGTCGCCATGAGCGTGCTGCCGTTGGCAGGGCGGATGCGGATGCCACCGACAACCCATGGCCGACGAAGCACGAAGATACTTGGAATCTGTGTGCGCAACGCCTGTTGGGCGTCCTTCGCGGTGAAGGTCAGCGCTTTTGCGGTCGCGGTGTTGATGCTGCGATCTCGAAGCTGATCGAGGCGTTCGAGCATCCCCTTTTCGAGCGCGAGCGTGATCTGCACTACAGATAGCTCCGCACGATCCGCTCGACTTCGTCGGCAATCTCTTCCGGCGTCTTCGCCTTGATCGTGATCACAGTGAAGCCCAGGCCGATCAGCTTCTTGTGCCGATCCTTCTGATCCTTCGAGCGCGACCCCTTCGGCGTCTTCAGTTCGAAGCTGAGCAGAAAACCGCCGGTGATATAAACGCGGACGTCGGGCTCGCCCGCCGTAAGGCCCGTGACCTTGGCTTCCATGCGCTCGCGTCGGGTGCGCTTGGCTCGGTTCATATCACCGGCGCAGGTGATCGGAAGCCCGGCGTCTTCGAGCGCGTGAAGGCGGGCTATGACTTCCGCCTGATAACGCCACTCAGGGATGTTGTTGACGATGCGGGTTTCCATGCGCGAATCTTCGCGCAGATCACCGCATCAAGAGAGACCGATCCGGTCTCCGTCATGGCTTGTTCCGGTTTAGCCCGGTAAGCGGACATGCTCGGCACAGACTTGAAGGTCCGAAGTGGGCCAAAGCGTTTTTTGGACATCGGGTGGCCTCACTCAACCTGAACTCGCGTGAAGCTCACATCATCGCCGCCACCCGAGGATCATCCAAGAAAGCTCGGCTACAAGCGCAAAATTCTTTTGAAGCATCGCTCTCGTTTTTCAACAATGCTTCCGATAGTACTTTCCGTAGTTCGACCTGCGGGCAGTTGACGATAACCTTTAAATTGCGCTCTAGGTTCTTGATTCGCTCGCCGCGTCTTTCAACCAAATTCGCCCTGTTCAAATCAAGCGCGACGAGTGAAATTTCTGCCGCTAAACTAGCGGTCGGCGTTGCGAAAATGAAAGGACCGACGAACCAGAAATGCGATGATGGGTCATCGCTATATGGGTCAAAAATATCCGTCTTGGTCCCTTTGTTAGTGTTGCATACGTCGCAGGCGAGCGTCAGGTTAAACCACTCGAAGGCGAGTGCCTTCTCCCATTTTTTGGGAGTTATGTGTTCTACGTCGCCGTACGCAATGTGAAGTAACTTGCTCTCGCAAAACGCACACTTGCCGTTCGTTTCCTCGATGATCGCCGCCTTAATCGGACCGAGGGCATATTTGCGCTTTACCAGAGCATCGTCGTTCCCACCCAGTAGCTCTTGGGTCCATCGCTCTTTGTTAGCGGCTAGAATGCTTGGTTCAGCGGATTTGCGAAGAGATATCATTTGGTTTTGCTAGCCCTGCTAACGCGTCGGAAAAATATTCGCCCAAACCGGCGTTGATAAGATCCGTTTTTAAGTTTGCCAACCGCTCCTTGGTGATCGGCGTGCCGACGTACTGACGTACGATATTGTTCAATTCCGTCTCAACCCACTCAGGGGCTGTCACTGGAACGCCAAGCACTTCACGCAAAATTTCACCGGCGGTTCCGGCCTTTTCAACCAGGTCCAGCTTTTGACTGTAGATGCGTCGCCTTTCCGTCAACGCTTTAGTTTCATCTACAAAATAGCGGAGTGCGTAAACGGTAGAGTCTCGAGTCGACGAAACAACAAACGGGCTATGAGTTGCAACGATAAATTGCACACGTGGAAACGCCGTTATGAGGTCGCCCATGAGAGATCGCTGCATCGATGGGTGAAGATGATTCTCTGGCTCATCCATTGTTACGACGAAGTGCGTGTTGTTCAGCGAATACAAATGTATCTGCCAGCATATGTCGATTAATGCCATTACGCCGCCAGATGCTGCATCTAAAAGGAACTCCCCAGACGCGGTGGAGAGTACGATGTCGGTCTGCCGGATTAAGATGCTTTGGAAGCCAAGTGTCTTCGGTAGCACTTTCCGCAAAATAGCTTCAAAACCTGACAAAGCTTCGTCTGCCGCGACATTGCGCTGAATCCGATTGTTCCCGGGGCCAAACGTTGCCATCGAAATCAGGGCTTCTTTCATCCTGTATGTTGGCGAATATCCGGTATGTCCCCCTTGAAATCGATTTACCGTTTCTGTGAAGTAGGAACTGTAAGCAGCCGACGGCGTCATCGCGTTGACGGGAATATTGGCGACCGGCTGATAGTTCGAAACTGGCCGATGCGAAGCAATATTGACGCCGGCGACGGCCTGTTGAGATTGAAATTGAAGTTGGTACTGAACTGAATTGCCGTTAGGGACAACGATAGGAGACGCAGAACCATCCGTGTACTGCATCTTGCCTATATGATTTACCGGTTGGGAAATTGTTTCCTCGCGGCCGAACATTTTCCAGGCAGCGCTCTTGAAAAGATCAAGCGCGTACGAAACCACGCCGGTTTCGCTCAATTTAGGTGTTGCAAGTATAGGTGCTTGATACCCAAAATGCCGTGAAAACAGGTTTAGTAGTGTGGTTTTCCCACATCCATTCGCGCCCGTCAAAATCGTCAGCTTTGGATGCAAGTCTAACTTCACATAGTCAAACTGTCGCCATCCCTGAATTTCCAGGCTTGAGAATAGACCCGATTGTATTGCCACTCTTATTCTTTCGATCTGCAGCTTCACCAACGATCTAGTTCATTAATTTGATAAGCGCAACTGAAAGCTGCAATCCGAAGCTCTCACTCCGACCCGCACCGCTTACTTCCAGCTAAGCCCAGCGAGCGGACGTTCTCGGCGCAGACTGGATAGCGGCACGGGCCGACTTGGCTGGAAGACGATAGTCACACCGGGATAACTAGGCGCCCGCCCTCGCCGATCACCGGCTCGCCGTACTTCCGCATAAAATACCGCGTACCCCTACGGCCTCGATCCGACGTTCGGACCACCGCCGAGCGGATCACGCCTATGTTCTCGAACATCTCACCGATCTGCACGACGCGGTCGCGAGCGATCTTGCCCTTGTTCGCGATCTCATACGCCGCGATGCCGGTCCGACCGGCAGCTTCGATGTAGGAGATCATCCGCTCTTCGTCGGTCAGGTTCTTCGAGAGGCGTCGCTTCCCCTTCGGCTGCTCGGCGAACTGCTCAGAGCCGGCCATAGCGAGATCGGGCTGCGTCTGCGCGACGATGGGCATGGTGTGCGGCCTATCGAGCCAGAGAGCATCACGGAGCGCCGCAACGGGGATGGTGGGGTGTTCTTTGGCGAACGTCCGGCAGAGCGTCATCAGGTTCGTCGCCTCGACCGTGATCGCGAACTTGATCTCGGCCTTGAGCGCCTGATGCTCGTTCCACGCACCGCCGGGATCACGGCCGAGCAACAGCCTGATCTTCAGGAACGTCGGATGCGCCTGCGTCAGGAAGCCAGCCAGTACCGGGTCGATCAGTGCGGGTTGCTCGACGGCTGCCGCCTTCGGCCGACCGCGACCGGGGCGCATCGCCGCCGGGAAGACCCGCCCGTGTCCTTGGCGCATTGAGAGCCAGATCAGCTTCTTCCGGTGCAGATACCGGGCAATGGTCTCAGCCTCGCTTGGATGGCACGGCAAGGCGTTGGCGAAGCCAACGAGGGACCATCCATCGTCCGGCACGGTTAGGAACGCCGCCTTGGCGTCCCACTCCGACATGACCTTCCTGCGCATCGGATAATATCAACTCCCATCCGTCGATCTTGGGTCGATATCCGTCGAGCCGGATAATATCAATGGACGATTTCGGGGTTTCGCCCCTATATATAACTGTAACGCCCTACACGCATATCTTCTTATATAAATATTACAAGTATATATTATTGTTATATATATGGGGGATACCCCTCAATGGTCGTCCTGAGCCCTGCGCCAGAGCAGGTTTCAGTTTTGCAGGCGTTTCCTCGCAAAACCCAAACCGCTCCCAAAAGATAATATGGAGTTCGCGATTTCCATGCGCGATCCCGGCCTGCTCTGACAGGCAGCGACCACATCTCGGCGGACAATCCGTCGATATTTCTCACAAATCCCTTGCGCGACGGATGATCCTTCGTGTATCCGTTGATTCCAGCGGAGCCGACCTGAATCAGGCCGGTTGGGTCGGGAGCACCACCGCACATCGCTGATCTGAAAAACGCCCTTCGGGGCGAACGGGAGAGCTTTGTCTATGCCTGAGAAGTATCCGAACACGCCGGGGTCGAAGGGCGGCGGCGCATCCAAGGATGCCGCCGAGCAGATTGCCAGCCGAGCTTTCATGCTCCGCTTCAAGATCGTCGAGCTTATGCAGCACGGCTATCGCCTGACGGCGGACGAGATCGCCAAGCAGATGGGCGAGAACGTCCTGGCGATCCGCCCTCGCGTCTCCGAACTCGTCAAGAAGGGCGTCCTGATCAAGCTGAAGGATCGCCGCAAGAACGCCAGCGGCATGACCGCTCACGTCCTTCGCCATCGCGACAGTGAGACGGAAGTCCCCCTCCCCGAACCCACCACCACCGCAAAGCCGCGTCGCTCCGCGCCGCAGGCAATGCACGCCGACCAGAACGCCTTGTTCGCTTGAGGGGATGACCATGAACGCCATCACCCACGACGAAGGCATGTTGGTCCGCCGGGCGCTCGGCCTCGAACGCTCACGCTCCATCAACCGCAACCGCGTGGCCGTTCACGCCAACGGCCAAGACATCAAGCTCGCCAAGAGCCTCGCCGAGAAGGGCGCGATGTTCTGCGACCTCGCCGCCGGGTACGGCGCGATGCGCATCTTCCGCGTCACGGCCGAAGGCGCTCGCGCGATCGGCAAGAAGCTGCCGCCCGCCCACAACGTTCAACCGCTCAACTGAGCCCTCCCCAACCTGCAAGCGATCCTTGCAGGTTCAACCTCTCACGAAAGCATCACTCCATGTTTCGCCTCTTCTTCGGGATCGTTGCCGGTGGGCACGGCCTCGCACTCGCTATCGAGTCCGCTCTCGCAGGCCACACCGCCATGGCCGTCCTGTTCACCGCGATGACCATCTTGCTGCTCGGCTACGGTTGGTTCGAGTTGAAGGCTCAGACCGCCACCAAGGCGCAGACCGACATACTGCGCGCGAACATCGACACGCTGATCCAGATGAACGCGAAGCGCTCGGGCGAGTCCGCCATGTTCGTGCAAGCGCTTCTTGATGCCCGTGAAGTCATTCAGGACAAGGCACCGAACGCAGCTATCGAGATCATCGACGATGCGCTCGCCGAGTTTCATGAGCCCGCCACCATCGTTCGCTTCTGCATCGACTGGCTGACCGATGTCGTTCACAACGCCAACAAGCATTGGTGGATCGACCCGGCCACCGGCGAAGACCTGCGCAACGCGCGGTTCATCGTGCCGACCAAGCTCATGCTGACCGTCAGCGAGATCGCCGAAGCGATGGAAGCCCATCGCAAGAATCTGGCAGACGACAAGCTGCCCAATTACCCCGGCCTGACCGTCGAGCTTGCCGATGCGCTCTTTCGCATCTTCGACCTCGCCGGTGCCCAGCGCCTCGCAGTTGGTGCCGCCGCTGCCGACAAGCTGCGTTTCAACGAAGTGCGGCCCGACCACAAGGCGGAAGCTCGCCTCAAGGCCGTGAACGGAAAGCACTACTGACATGGCGCGCACTCAGAACCCGGCTCTGCTCGCCCAGGCGCAAGCCTTCGTTGATCGCAAGTACGTCGTGACGGCTGACGAGCGCCAGAAGTCCATGGGGCTCGGCTACGTCACCGCAGAACGCACCGATCTCGCCCGCGAGATCACGAACTTCACCAGCGCGATCACCGCCGAATTGCAGGCCAAGCTCGCTGACACCGAGAAGCGGCTTAACGCACTTCGCGCCGCCTACCGCGTGGGTGACGGATCGTGAGCACGCTGGTCAGGCTTCCCATCAGTCAGGCGGCGTTCGCGGAGATCGCCGAGAAGCTGCGCGCCGCCGACTATCACCACTGCTTTCTGACCGGCGGCGGGATCGCAATGGACGGCATCGCCGTCGAGCCCGATCCGAACGCAGCCCTTCCGCCGAACATCGTCGAGGTTGATCCGAGAGACATCAGCCGCGACGCCTTCCGCAACATCTATGGACTCGACAACCTGGGGAACGGGGACAATGAAGCTGAATGACTTCGCCGCAGTCGGCGAACTGATCAAGGAACGCGACTACCTCAACGGCCTGCTCTTGCGTCTCGACGCCGAGCCGCGCATCACGATCAAGTCGCCGATGCTGAACACGCAGGACGTTCGGCCCGACATCGTCGAGAAGATGGTGCCCGAGATGAAGCTGATCATCTCGCAACAGATCGCCATCGTTGACGTGAATCTGGCCTTGCTCGGCGTGACCACCGAGAAGGACGCCGCGTGAGATGGCGCGCGTCCTGACCGACGTTGACGTGAAGATCGTCAACCGCACTCGCGCGAACGGCAATCCGTTCGCCGAGTTGCTGCATACCTGGGTCGAGGGCGGGCAGCGTCGCAACGCTCTGTCTCGCGTGCCATGGCCCGTCAACGACACGCCGCACAATCGCGCGTTCCACATTGAGGCGTTCAAGCAGCGCCAGTTGCGCGCTTGAGGCGATCCAAATGACTTCACGCAGAGATCGGATTCGCGAGAAGGTCATGGCGCGCGTCGAGATCGTGGACGGGCCGCTCGATACGCCCTGCCACATCTGGACAGGACCAACATCGGGGAGCACCGGAAGGGGTAAGGACTATCCGCGCATGTGTCTCGATGGCGGCACAATGGCCGTCCATATCGTGATGTTCGTGCTCGAACATGGCCCGATCCCCCCACGCAAGCAACTCGATCATCGCTGCCGCACACGCAAATGCGTGAACGCGGATCATCTGGAAATGGTGACGCACAAAGAAAACCAGCGTCGCCGAGAGGAGGCCCGGCGCTTCGAGTGTGAAGCCATAGCGGCCTAGTAGGAGACGAAAACATGAAGCGCCTTCTGAGCGCGGTCGCACTCGCGGCCGTGATAGGGACCTCTTTGCCTGCGTTCGGGTCCGACCTTCGTTCAATGATCGATGCTGCCGCAGACGAGCATGGCGTTCCGCGCCGCCTCGCGCATGCCGTGATCAAGGTGGAGAGCAACTATAACTGCCGCCTTCGCGGAAGTGCTGGCGAGCGGGGGATCATGCAGGTGAAGCCTGCCACCGCTCGCAGCGTTGGCGTCACCGGCAACTTGTTCGATTGCTCCACCGGCGTCCGCGCCGGAATGCGATACCTTCGTATCGCGATCTCGCGCGGCGGCCCGGGGTGCGCTGGCGTGAGCCTCTATCAGCGCGGTGTCTACGCTCGTCCCCGATGCACCGTCTACGGGCAGAAGGTGATCCGCGCCGCGAGTCTGTATCACTGACGAACGCGCGTGGATCGACCCAACGCTAGGATGTGGTTTAGCATCTTATCGCTTTCTCCCCGTTATTAACCGCTCACCCAATTGACGGCACATAAGGGGAACACATAGACAACGTTGCACCGACAAAACGCCGGTGCCTTGCGTGCCACTCACCAAGGAAGGATCGAGGTAGGTATCCTCGACAAGAAAGGACCATCAATCGTGATAAATCGGGGTGATGCGCTCGCGCTGGCTGTAGCGTTGAGTGCTGGGGAAGAAGTGACGCTTGGGCCGAGCGATAGCGCTTTGTGCGCAGAGGCACTCCAGCTTTATGCGAATACGCAGAGACGCAACGGAGTGATGAAGGCGATGCGCCTGCCCGCGATGATCGTCACCATCCTGATCGGAACGCTGGCGCTCGGCGGCTCTTCCGCAATCGTCAGCCGCGCCAAGGGCGAGGTTTCGATGTCGGAACTTACCTCTTTGCCGGTCGGTGACTTCGCCGCTGCCGTTCGTCGCTACGTCAAGCCGATTGCCCATGTCTCGCCCGCCTCGCTGGCGGCTCAGAGCTTCACCGCAGCGTTCGAAGATGACGACGGCTAGTCGCCCTTTCCATCGCCGCAAAAATACGGGAGCCCGCTTCGCAGCGGGCTTTTTTTATTCGTCGGCACACTCATTATAGCGCGAACCACCGATGCGACGGCCGACCGCCGGTCGGGGTCGAGGCGAACCGCTGCTCGATCTGCTTGGACTCGAGAAGCTGTTGCGTGATGTCGTTCAGCCGACGCAGATCGAACTCGCCGTTGACCATCTTCTTGAGCGCCGAGCTAGTGACGCCAGCCGCCCCGGCTTCCTTGATCCAGCGCCGAACCTTCAGGTACTCGGCCTGCTTATCGTTGAGTGCCAGGCGGTCGCTGACCTCGACGATGCAGTGCCGGGTCGAAAGCTCCATGAGCCTCGCCGCCCAATCGACCAGATCGCGCGTAAGCACGGGCTTCGTCGGATCGACACCGATGGCGACGATATGAGCGACGCGCAACGCCACCTCCATCAAGCGGGTCCACAGAGCGGCTAAGTCCGGCGAACACTTCTCGCCGCGCCGCTTGAATGCCAATCGCAACTCCATCCACCGTTCCTTCGCGCCGACGCCCCAATCTGCGACGCGAGGCCGCAGGATCGGGCGCGAGGACGAGTCCGGCAAATTGCCAGCGCCGTTGTGGGTGATGATCGCCCGGCAATCCTCGATCAGCTTCGTCGGCGGATCGAGCGACATCGTCGGCTCGACACCATCCGCCGGGTCGCCGGTGATCGTCAGGACGAGCCAGCGCGGCAGGAAGCCGTCCGAGATGCCCTTGCCGGACATCGCGGGCCAGAAATCGAACGGCGTGCTAGTTCCGTAAATCGAGAAGTTTGGGTTGTAGATCGGCGTCGCACTTTCGGCCGCCGCCGCCGTGCCCTTGAACATGCCATCGGCCGACGTGAACATGGTCATGAGCATCTGCCGGATACTTGACTGATGCGTCCCGGCGCGCCGATCCATGATCTTCGAGATGAAGCCGCCGAACTCGTCAATGAGCGACAACTGCGACGGGTTGTGCTCGATGGTCTTGCGGAGCGCCGAATCCGACAGGAAGCCTTCCGGCCCGAGATATCGGTCAAGACCGGATTCGATGGCGAGCCGCTGAAGCGCCTTGCGAGGATGGTCCTTGCCGTAGCCAGAGGGAGCCAGGGCGACGATGTAGAGGTTGGTGCGCAGGTTCGTCGGCCCGGCGTGATGACGCCCGGCGAGCGTCCCCACGAAGCCGAGAGCAGGCCCAAGGGCGAGAGGGCGCGACGGACTCGACGTAGACGCGGCGATCCAATCCATGATGTCGCCGACCAGTCCCGGCGGATGGCACAGAGCCTCCAATTCCGCCATCGTGGGCGCGATCTCGTTGTGCTCGGCATCCGTAGCAGGATCTTCGACAAGCTCGCCAGCGGGCTCCGCAGGCACCGTAGCGGGCACGTTGGAAGGCGGTGCGACCGTGGTGGTTTCCGTCTTCGGCGGGGTCGTTGTCACCCACGGAGTCTTGCCTTCCGACATCTGGCGCTCGACCCATGACTGCCCCGAGGCGACCGGCGTCGACTCGATGACCGCCTTCCCTCGCGCCGCCTCACGTGCAGCGGCTTCCGCCATCTGCGTGGCTTCCTTCCGCCGCGAGCGCAGGTCGATCTCGACGCCGAAGTTATAGCCAAGCTGCTCGCCCAGCCATTGCACGGCCGCGTCCCGTTGCGCCTCGCCAAGCTCCATCGCCTTCATGACAACGTTGATCGGCGTGAAGGTCTCCATAGTGCCGAAGTCCTGAATGCCGGTCGGGTCGAAGGATAGGTTCGGATGGCGCTTCGCCATCGGACGGCCCGAGCCGGACGAGCGCCAGGGCGCGACCGCGCGGTACTTAGCCCCAAGCCACCGGCCCTTCGGCAGCGCCAGCTTCGGCACCCAGGCATGCAGGTTCGACAGCGCGTCTTCGTTCAGCTTGCGGAAGAAGTCGGTCGAATGGCACTGACTGACATCGGGGATGTCGGCCGGGGGCTCATAGCGCCGGTCAGCCTGGGGATCATAGCCGAACGCCTTCAGCACTTCGCCGATGCGCTCGGCTATATCGTTGGGCAACTCGGTAAGGTCATCGAGCCGAAGGTCCATCAGCGTGTCGTCGGTCCACCAATAATACGGCTCGCCGGTGTCAGGATGGATCGAAGGCGGCAACACCGTCTGCTTGCCTTCCGAGAGCAGATCGACAAGACCGACCTTTTCAGGCGTGCGGAAGTTGCGCGAGCGGATGACATCCGTGTTGCCGCGATAGAAGAGTGAGATGCCCTTGCGGCCCTTTTTCTGCACGTTCGACGGCGGCAGCATTTCGAGCAGCGCCGTCATCGCCGCTTCGAGATCGATGTCGATGCAGATCAGTCCCATGCCGCAGGCCACGCCAACACCGGCGTTCGGCCACTTTGACCAGTAGTTGATCTGCAACTGGCTTGGCCGCGTGGTGCAGAAGTCGTTCCAGCCCTTGTATGCGCGCCAGCTATCGTCAGCGTATTGTCCCGGCAACTTACTGTTCGGCATGATCGGGATCGGATTGAAGCCGTTTTCATAGAGCCCCGGCCCGGTCTGCGCGAAAGGAGATTCGATCATCGAAGAGAGTCCTCAGAAGGGAGCAATAGCCTGGGTCACACGCTTGCGCATGTTCTCGCCGTAGGCGTTGAGGATGGTGGTCAGGAAGGTTGACCATTCTTTCTCGGTCAGTTCGGACAGGTTGAACTTGCCGAGCCGTTCGAGGTACGCCCCGGCATCAGCGCCAGCGTCTTGAAGTGCGAGGGCTTCAGTCACGGTGAGAGTCTTCGGCATCATGTGGAAGATGGCCTTTCCTAGTGAGATACATTCCGGTTCTTCGCAGAGCCAAAGCACAGGCTTGCCCTGCTTAGGTGCATAGCCAATGCCGGTCGCCTCGCGGCGGCAAACGCCGCAACAGATGGGCTCGGGATCAAACACGCGCATGATTGTCATTGCTCGCTAGACGGTCGCGGATTACGCGCTTGATCTGCGACACGCAGTTGTCGGCAGACCGGCGATCACCGGCACTCGATGGAAAGAAGAACTTCACCGATCTCCCACCTTCGAGATGCACGACAACATACGGATGCTTGCCCGCATGGAACGGCTCGAAGCGGTAGCCATGTTCATTCAGGTAGTCGCTCAACTTCAGGAACGACTCGTTGCGCCGAAGCGCCTTGTGAAACTTCCCCACAGTCGTCCCCTCAAAACGGAATGTCGTCGTCGAGATCGGCGTTGCCCCAAGGCGCGCGCGTCTGCGGCAGCGGCGGCGTCATCTGCGCATTCCACGGAGCCGTGGTCCGAACTGCCGCAGCCGGTTTGATGTGCCCAGGCATCACGGCGCGGTTGTTGTCATTCGCCACCGGGGCCTTCGTCGCCCAAGGCTTCGGTGCGTCCGTCGTCGGCTTCGGGTTCAGTTCAGCCCACCGATTCATGATCGCTTCGCGCGACGGCTGCACCGACACGAACGACTGCGACTGCCCTTCGGGCGCGATCTCGCCGAGCCTGCGCGCGACGATCTCCCAATGCTTACCGTTCGCCTTGATCATGATCTCGGCGGTCTCGCAAAGCTCTTTCGCGCGGTCGAACGTCTCTTGGATCGAGAACGGCGCGTCGTCCTTGCCGGTGTGCTGCCGCCACCACTTTTCGAACTTTACGCGGGCGAAGCCCTGATGTTCGGGGCAAATCCATTCCTTGTGCGAGACCGACCCGCACAGGTACTCGACGCGAATGCTCGGCGTGCCGCCGGGCTTATCGTGCCGATAGAACGTGCGCCGCTTCACCGGGATCCATTCGGGCTTCGTCACCGACATAATCGGCGCGGCGTCGGCGGTCTGCTTGATGTTCTTCTCAACATCACGCTCAAACTTGTGACCGCAGTCAGGGCACTCCATCAGACCGGCGAAGATCAGCGAGAAGCACTTCGGGCATTCCTTCACCGGTGCTTCACCGCCGCCCTTGCCCGGTTTCTTGATCTTGACGCAATCGATTGGCCCGTGCCTGCGGACGTTGCCACCGAAGTCGAGAACGAGACAATCTTCCTTCCCGTTGCGGATGGACTCTTCGAGCGTGTCGCCCAAGAGACGCGTTCCGCGCCCGCACATCTGAACATAAAGCTGCGTGCTGTCCGTCGCCCGCAACAGCGCGATCAGGTCGATGCGCTTGATGTTGGTACCGGTCGTGAGAACGCCGTAGTTGGTGACTGACGTAAGCTTGCCGGACTTGAGGTCTTCAAGAATCCGGTTGCGCTCACCCTTCTCCATGCCGCCGTGGATCGTTTCGCATGAATAGCCGCGTGCGCGGATCGCGTCACGAACATGGAATGCGTGCTCAACGCCAGCGCAGAACAAAAGCCATGACTTGCGCGGCCTCTCGTTGCTGGTCGCGTAGCCAATGATCTCATCGACCGCCGCTTCCGTGATCTCGCTCTTGTCGAACACGGCCTTGAGCGACTTATCGGTGAACTCGCCGCTGGAGCGACGGAGCTTGCTGAAATCGACCATTGTCTTCGCGGTGGCGGTGGCCTTCGAGACCAGCGGGCACAGGAAGCCCTTTTCGATAAGCTCGCGGATCGAGATTTCGTAGACGATGGCGTCGAACATCGCGTCGTCGCCCTCCGTGAGCATACCGGAGTTGGTGCGATACGGCGTCGCGGTCAGGCCCAGGATCAACATCTTCGGGTTGATCTTCTTCAGCGCCGCAATGAACTTGCCGTACATCGTCTCCGCGTCCGGCGGCAGCATGTGCGCTTCGTCGATGATCAGCAGATCGACATGACCGATACGGGCAGCGTGCCTCCACATCGTCTGGATGCCGCCGAAGATGATTTGAGAGTGCGCATCTCTGCGCCCCAGCCCGGCCGAGAAGATGCCAGCCGGTGCGAACGGCCACAGGCCGACCAGTTCGGCGTAGTTCTGCTCGATCAGTTCTGCAACGTGCGTCGCCATGACGATGCGCGTCTGCGGCTCGAAGCCGATCATCTCTTCCGTGATGGTGCCAAGCACCGGTGACTTGCCCCCTCCGGTCGGGATAACGATAAGGGGATTACCGGCAGGATTTTTCTGCCAGTAGTCATAGACCGCGTCGATTGCGTCGCGCTGATAGTATCTAAGTTCAAATGCCATTGGCCGCACCGAAGAGTAAGTTGTCGTTGGAAGCGCGAGCCGGATAGTTGGGAAGGTGAACGAGGTTCGGGGTGCCGCCGGTCTTGCCGACTTCGTTGCCCCATTGGTGCCAGCCACCGCGAGCATGACGGGCGAATATTTCGAGGTATGGACCGTCGATCAGGCGCTCGATGCGGCTGTAGGCTTCGAGCGGCTTCTGCGAGTGCTCGCCACGCGGCGAGAGCATCACCTTGTCGTCGGGGTCCATTTCGAGGATCAGCCGCGCGACATCCTTGCCCTTGCGCTTCGGCCGACCTTTGGTTCCGAAGATGCAAATCTCGGGATTGGCGCGAGTCCAATAGCCCATGCCCTTGTGTGGGCGCAGTCCGCGACCGACTTTGACGTAGTAGAAGCCGACCGTGCAGTAGTTGAAGCCCCACCGCTTCAGCGTCTCAATGCCCTTGTCGAGCAGCGGATCGACGCACCACATGAGGCAGCCGGAGTCTTCGGCCGCTATCTCGCCAACCGGCAATGCCTGGATATCGGCGAGCGACATGCAGTCATAGTGCTGCTCGGGCGAGTGATCCTTGCCTTCTTCAGACCACGTCTCGAAGGTCCACGCCGGATCGGCGTAAATCAGCGGAAACCTCACGACAACATCTCCGTCAGATCGGGCTCATGATCATCGCCGCCGTGAGATGCCACCGACGAAGCGTCGAGGTAGTAGACTTTGCTGTCCTTGAGGGGCTGATGCGTCGCCTTGTGATGGCAGTCGCAGAAAGACTTCTCGGTCGGCGCGCCGCACACGAGGCCTTCCATGCTGGACTCTCCCGGCAGGAAGAACATGCACTGGCCGCGCTTCGTCTCGATGAAGCGGGTCTTGAACGGAAACACAGACATCGCGCGTCAATCCCCTTGTGATGCGTAGTGGTCGGTGAGCTTGACGAAGTCGGCGAAGTCGATCTCTTCGCAGTGCGCGCCGTCGATGCCGCCTTGCTCATTGGGAGCCGGTTCGTCGATCCGGGTTGAGAAGACGCAGCCACTTTCGGGATGGTGCCAGTAGCGAAGCTGCGGCTCTGGCTTCACGCCGTCTCGCCACTCGCGCCCGTCACGCAGCGTGTAAAGCGCCCACTCTTCTTCATCACTCGCGTCGATCAGTTCGCCGGGGACAAGCGACGGCAGGAAGATATGAGCCGGACAGGCTTGCTTTTGCTCGGCTAGCGCGAGCGGCTTATTCCAGCGAACACATGACCATGCAGCGTCGCCGAACATCTCGGGTGTTGCGTGGATGCAGGTGCGGCATGAAAGGCGCGCGAATGAATGCTGATGGCAGATGGCGAGATGGTTGCACATCGTCCGGCACTTGAAGGCCATCTTCGCATTTGGGTCTTCGTGCAGACGCGGCGGCGGGTTCGCATACTTCACGATGCGCTCGGCGCGCATGAGCAGCCGGATCGCTTCGGCGTGATCCGTCTCGATGCGCTCGCTGTAGACCTCGCCGGTGTTCTTGTTTCGGCAGATGTAAACGCCGCGCTCGTAGCCGAATAGATGGCAGTAGGTGTTCAACTGCACCCAATGCGTGAAATAGCCCTTACGGACGCCTTCCTTCTTCACCTTCTGCCAATATTCGTCCTTCATCGACTTGCACTCGACGACGTGCCAAGTCTTCGGAGCTTCCGGTAGGCCGAGCACCTTGCCGTCCGTCTTGCCGCGCACGTGCCCGGCGACGGCCGCAGCGCGATACTGCTTGCCGCGATCATCGACATCGTCCACTTCGCAGCCGATCATGCGCAGCGCGTTGAGCAGCCGCGTCTCTTCGATTTCGCCGGTCTCGAATGTGATGGCCTTCAGGCCGTCGATCACTTCGGGCTGCGAGGCCCAGCGGAAGGTGTACCAAAGGGATCGCTCGCACTCTTCGCCAAGAAGCGAGATCGAGATGCCGATGGAGTCCCAAGCTTGGCTACGCGCCTTCGCATAGGCGGCGTAGATCGCTTCAGTTGTGGCGCTATGGGGTCTCGGCAACGGTGCCATTAGGCAAGCCTCTGTCGTTCGCGCCGAAGCGCGTTATGCAGACTGCAGTCTGTCGGGAAGGAAGAAGGTGCCGGGGCTAGAGCCCCGGCGCTAGACCAGCGCGCCGTTAGGCGGTGCGCTGCCAGGGCATCTGCCGAGCAGCGCCGGAAGCGGCCGAGCCGCCGTTCTGCGTCTGGCGAGCAGTCGAGGGATTCGGCTGGGTGGTGGTCGCCGCCTTCTTGTTGTCGTTCGCGGCCGGGGCTTCCTTGCTCGGGGGCGGCTCGTTCGCGTTGCCCGCATGGATGTACTTCTTGATCACCATGCGCTCTTTGTCTTGCCCGTTGTTAGCCTTGTAAGTCTCGACATCGAGGTCGGCATAGAACGGCTGGAAGAGAAGCTGATCGGTGTCAGTCAGATTGGCCTTGCCAATGCCGGTCGCTTCAGCGAGAGCCGCCAACTGAGCCTGACCGATCTTCTGCGCCGTCACGTTCTGATGGGTGACGTTGATGTTGCCAAAGACCTTCACGCCAGCGAACTCGCCTTCGATGACTTCGGTCTTGAACTCGAAGAGATCGCCGGTCTTCTTCGAGTTTTGCTTGACCTCGCCTTCGACGATGTTGAGCAGATAGCGGTCGCGCGGGATGATTACGCCGCCACCACCCTCCGCGTCCTTTTCATTCACGTCGGCAAGGTTCACGTTCAGTTGTGCCATGTCTCTCTCCTATGGCGTTCGAGTGTTTCGGTGATCAGGCGGCTTCGGCGAGGGGCGCAGGCAGGTACTTGGCGAGCGCCGCGTAGCCCTGCCCCTGCTTGAACTGCATCTCAGGAGGCATGCCGAAGCGGTTGCCAGCGATGAAGCCGGGCCGCTCTTCGAGGAACATCCAACGCGACCCGCCACCTTCGGCGTGCGTAAGCTGCTTGTTGAACCCGGCATCGACCTTCTTGATGGAAGCCTTGAAGTTGAGGAACGCGATCACATCGCTGTTCGCTTCAACGATGTCGGCCGCATCCTTGTGCAGGTTGACGCGGTAGCGCGAATACGGGTCCGTCGTCGGGGACTCGAAGCGGCTGATGTCGCAGTGACCGAGTTGCACCACGGCCATCTGCTTGACCGAGCGCAGCGTCATGATGCCGTCGATGTATTCGAGGAAGATGCTCGCAGCGACCTTGTAGCCCTTGCCGTAGCCGGGTTCTTCGACGTTCTTCCAGCCGTTGCGCGCGCAGGCTTCCGAGCGGATCAGGTTCTCGAGTCCCGTCGTCGAGTCGAAGACGGCGGTCGCGTAGTTGTGGTCTTCATTGACCAGCGCGCCGATTGCCTCGCACAGATCGTTGTAGGTGCGGACTTCGATGGTGTCCGCGACGATGCCCGCCGGGACGCTTTCGCCCGCCGCCGTCTGGATGAAGATCGGACGCGGAAACTCAGCAGCCAGCGACGACTTGCCGATCTTCGGCACGCCATAGATCGTAAGGATCGGTTGGTCTTCCGCAGCCGACTTCTTCTTAACGCTGCCCTTCAGTGAGATTGCCATGTGGCTCCCCGGTTAGTGCTCGACGGGGATGTCGAGCTTCAAAGTCTTCCTCCACACCAGCCGGTCAACGAGCCGGTAGCCAGTGCGATTGATCGTCTCGATCTTCACGGAATGGGATTTGGTCTTCGAGCGGATGCGGGACATGAACACGTCCACGCTATGGGTCGGCCGATCTGCGGTGCCGTAGAGAATGAGCATCGCCATCTGTTTCGTGACGATGCCGTTCGAGAGCAGTGCCAGGAACAGGTCACGCTCCTTGGGCGTCAGCCGCCAGTTCGACGGGAGCGCGACGGACGCGAGCATTGATTGGCGCAGGTCGGCGAACTTGCGTTCGAGTAGGCCGACGCGCTCGACCAGAGCTTCCTTCGTTTCGAGAGCCAAATCCATCTCTGGAACCCGCTTGACATCCGTCGCCATTCCGGTTTTAAGCCGAATCAGTTGGCAACCTTTTGCTGAAACCGTTGAACTTTATCTAACGGCCGGCTTCGGAAGTGTCAACGGATGGCGACGGATGGAAACACAAAATGTGCGAGTCCGTCCGTCGCTGGACACTAAACTAGGTGTGAGTGATCGGGTGGCTAACCTGAAAGACGTAGTCTAAAGAGGGCAAGCGACCATGGTGTTGAGTAGAGTACGGAGGGGGTTGAAGCACATGAAGTCGAGAGCAGATGAGAAGCGCAGCAAAGCGCATCCCGCGCTCGGAACTATAAAGTCACGTGTCGAGGAGCGCGTGACGGCGGCGCATATGTCGCGGAATGAGGCATCGCGCCGTGCTGGACTAGGACTGAGCTACGTTAACGATCTGCTTTCGGGAAAGTCGCTGAACCCCACACGCGAATCGCTGGCGAAGCTCGCTTCGGTACTCGATACTGATGTCGCCTACTTTTTCGGCGAGCAGGATACCCCACGAATCGCAGGGCTCGACACCAACGAGCCTTCAACATCACCGGACTGGCGTCACCGGGATTCCTGGCGCGAGCAGGCCGGTGGTGTGTCCCATCTCCCGCTCTATAGAATTGGCCTGACTGATCCTGACGGCTTCTTCGCGCTGGTCGATAGCCGTCGCGTTACGTGGACAACCCCCTACGGCGATTCCGATGCCTATGCCATCACGGTTCCTGACGACACGAATGCGCCGCGCTATCGCATAGGCGAAGTGGTGATCGTTAATCCGAGCAAGCCGGTTGTGCATGGTGGCTTCGCAGTTGTTCGGCAGACCGATGATCGAGTCGCCATCCGAGAAGTCGTTACGATCTCTCCCGACAAGATCAGCGTGCGTTGCTTGGGCGACGAAGCCATTACGGAAATCCCCCGGTCAAAGGTGAAGTCGCTCGACCGGATTGTGGGTTCCTGTGAATTGATTTGATTTTTTCATCCGTTATCATCCGTTGTCATCCGTTGACATAACGGATAGAAATCCATATGGTCCGTTGCAGCCTCACGGGAGGGGCAACGGATCATGGACCATCGGAACGCTACCGCCGCGCGTCGCGGCGACTGGATGCAAACCTACAGCGGCAAGCAATTCTGGCCGCTAGACCCCCAGGTCGAAGACCTCGACATTATCGACATCGCTGCGGCCTTGTCCAAGGACTGCCGATACGGCGGTCACACTCTCAAGTTCTACTCGGTCGCAGAACATAGCGTGCTGATGTGGCGCGAGGCCCGTAGGTGCGGTGCCTCGCTTCGCGATCAGCGGACCACGCTGCTGCACGACGGAAGCGAGGGTTATCTTCGCGATGTCATCCGCCCTATCAAGCCGGACCTCGCTAACTACAAGGCGATTGAGCACCGGCTGATGCTCTGCATCGCCGAGCGGTTTGACATCGACTGGCCTATCCCCGCCCATATCAAGGCGCTCGACGTGCGCATTGGTCTTGCGGAGGCCGCGCAAATCATGGCCCCGCCGCCAGCCCCGTGGGCCTCAAACTCCGACGATATGACGCCGCTCGATGTTCGGATCGAGTGCTGGTCGCCCGACTTTGCATTCGCTCAATTCATGGGCGCGGCGACGCGAATTGGGGTGCTGACCCATGCGTGAGCCCTGCCCCAATTGTAGCGGCGACTGCAGCGCTGCCAATCCGCCGGTGTCCGAGTGTCCGATGCGCGGCGGCTCCGTGAAGCCGAGCTTGTCCTATGCGGACTACCTCGCTCTTCTGCGCGCATACACCGCCCTGAGCGAAGGCGACTCGATGATTGCTCGCCGCCATCTCGCGACGCTCGAAGATGTCGCGATCCGTGACGAGATCGACGCGGTGATCCGCGCCGCTCAGTACGACGACGCGATGCACCGGCTGCATCTCTTCACCAACCCGAAATATCCGACCGTTGACGACTGCAAGGCGCACGTCGGCAACCCCCATCATTTCCATACGGCCAAGCAAGGGAGCCTTCTGTGAAATTCAAGATCAATCGCGACACTCTCGCTGACATTGTAGCGCGTGGCGTTTCCAGCGCACCGAAGAACTCGCCTGCCGTGATCGCGAATAACGCGCGGATCATCGTGCAGGACGGCGCGATCTCCATTGCCACCACCGACTTCGAGATGATGGTCGAAGCGACCGGCCCGTGTGAAGTGGAGGCCAGCGGCGCGACCACCGTCGATGCAATGAAGCTCAAGGCCGTCGTGGACCGTCTGCGGAAGGGCGTCGATGTCTCTGTGAGCGTGGACCCGACGAAGTATGAGTTGATCGTCAAGGCGGGGCGATCGCGCACCACCTTCCCGACGCTCGCCGCAGAAGACTGGCCTGCTCGCGAATACACGATGGACGGCGCGCAGTTCGCCATCGAAGGCGCTGATCTCGTCCGGCTGTTCGGCCACACCGCCCAGGCGCTTGCCAGCATTCCGAACTCGCCGATGGCAGGCGTCTTCCTGCATGTCGCCGAGAACGGCAAGCGCCTGGCCGCCGTTGGCACCACCGGCACGATCCTGTTCAAGGCGACGGTTCCTGCGCCCGATGGTGCCGACGACATGCCGCTGAACGACAACCGCCCCGGCGTGATCCTCTCGTCTGAGACGGTCAACTCCGTGCTGCGTCTCTTCCGCAGCGCCGACGTAGTGAATGTCGTCGTCAACTCAAGCTCGATCTTCTTCTACACCGACGCGACTCGTTTCTGCTCTTCGTTGCTGGTCGGCACGTATCCGAACTACCTGCCGCTCGTCTCGAACCCGGTGTCGGAGAACATCGTCGTCAGCCGCGAGTCGTGTGCGAACACCGTCGCGCTGCTCGAAACCTTCGCATCGAAGGAATTGGGCCATCGCTTGCAGTGCGCCGGTTCGGAAGACGGCTTTGTGATCGCGGTCGGCAGCCAGACCGGCGGCAGCGTGGACGTGGTCGAGGCCACGATCAACGGCGAGATCGACGCCTTTGGAATCAACGGACAGTTCATGAAGACGATGCTGAACTCGTTCCGTGCGAGCAGCATCGCGCTCCATCCCGATCATCGCAACCGCCGTATCCTGTTCCAGGCTGACGATGAACATCTGACCGGCGTCATCGCCATGATGAATATCGCCACCGATCTCGCATCGGGGCCGAAGCATGAATAGTCGCACCCGCGACCGCGCGTCCCGGCGCACGGTCACGATGCCTGAGCGCGTCGGCCCTCATGTGAAGTTGGTCTTCGCAGAGATGGCGCGTCTACGCATCACCTATGACGAGACCGAAGAAGGCTCTGGCGTTCGCCGCGCGTCGATCAAGGCGTGGCGTCGCAAGAACAAGCCGGGTCTTGAGTCGCTCGAAGCGGTGCTCGGCTTTCTCGGATGGGACTTCGTCGCGGTGCCGCGTGCGAAGGTTTTGCCAGACGAAATCCGCGAAGAGCTTCAGCCCATCGCCGACAAGCTCGGGCTGACCATGCCGCAGACGATCACGGCGCTGATCGAGATCGTCACCGGCATCCACGAACGCTTCCCCTTCCTGCGCGATCCGACCGCGATCCGGCCGGTGCGCTTCAAGAGCAAGCGAAAAGAACGACCGACCATCCACCCCGATCAACACTCGCTCTTGCAGGATTGCCAGACCCATGTCGCTCACTGACATCAACGACATCACCACGCAGCGAATGATCGAAGCCGCCAGAGCGCGCGGCGCAAAGCCGGACGTTGAGTCCGTTGCGCTCGCTCTGCTCGACGCTCGCTTCCGCGGCTTCGAGATCAATATGCGCATGGATGCCGTGATCGCTGCCGTGCGCGGCGTCAACAGCAACGTCACGGTCGAGCACGCCTACGCCTGACATCACCAATCATTGCCGCATCGGCCCTTGCATCCGGCCGTAAACCGGCTTAAAACCGGGTTATCCGTCGTCGGTCCGTGGCAATCCCAATGATCCCGCGAGAGACAATGAGCACCGCACTATCGCAACCGAGCGACGCGAAACACAAGGCCGCATTGAGAGACGAACTTCGTCGGCGCGCCGTCGATCCCGAGTTTAAGGAAGAGCGCCGCGAGCGGATTGCTGCGAAGCAAGCCAAGCGCATGCGCAACGTCGTCGTCGTGCTCAAGGTGAAGCGAGCATGAAGGCGGCGAACGACAACGTGCCGCTCGGCACCATCTCGACCGCCGCCGAAGTGATGGTGCGTCTGCGTGTGTCGCGCAAGACGCTCTATGCCTTGGTGGCGAAGCATCTGCCCGGCGCTGCTCGCGTCGGGCGCGACTACCGCTTCGAGGAAGCGGACATCCTGACTATCTGGCGTGGAATGAAGTCATGCGTCTCTATCTCTGGCAACGAACCCCCGGCAAATCGAACTGGATCATCCGGGGCACGGACGACAAAGGGCAAGAGGTCTACGAGTCTACAAAAACTACTGACAAAAAAACGGCCGAAGCGCTCCGCATAAAACGAGAGGGCCGCCTTCTCGCGGAGGTCGTTCACGGCAAGCAGGCCGTGGTGACATTCCATGAGGCCGTCGAGTCGTACCTTGCCAACGGCGGCTCGCCGCGCTTCCTTGGTACGTTCGACGAAGAGACCAGCCAATGGTCCGGCCTGATGAAGGAGCTTGAAGGCGTCCTTCTGAAGGACATCACTCAAGACAAGATGAACGGGATCGCGAAGACGCTTTATCCCAATTGTCAATACGACACGATCAACCGCCAGCTATGGACACCGTTTATTGCGATCTGGCGTAACGCCTGCCGGGCAGAGTGGGCCACACCGAAGCTATGGGTGCGCGCGAAGAAGCCGAAGGGGACTAATGTCCTCTCGATCAAGGCGAAGCGCGTCGGCTCCTATCCGGTCGATTACGGCACCGGCTGGCGCTTCGTGCAGGGCTTGGGCGTCGCCAACCAGATCATCATGACAATCCTGTTTTACACCGGATTGCGTCCCATCGAGCTTTTCGTGATGGAGACCGCCCAGGTCAACGTGCCCGGCCGGTGGATCACGATCCCCAAGTCCAAGATCGGCGAGCCGCGCGGCGTCCCGATCCATGAGGCCCTAGTTCCGTTGCTGAGCGACTTGGTCGAGAACCGGCCGGGTAAGTTGGTCCGCACATGGGACGGCGCTCCCTTCACGGTCTATGACGACAACGGCGGTCAGATGAAGAAGGCCATCGCCGCCGCCCGGCTGCGGACCCATATCTTCGACGTGGCCCCATACACCGCCCGGCACTCGGTCTCGACCCAGCTAGTCGTGAACGGGGTCCATCCGCACATTAAAGATCAGATCATGGGCCACGCGGCGGACGACATGAGCCGCCTCTATACCAGCGTGCCGCAACCCAAGCTGATCGAGGCGATCAACACCCTTCCGACCTCCCCCGATTGGCTCGACGCCGATTGGATGAAGTCGCCGGTCGCGCTGACCCCCCGCCGGGCCAAGACCCTGAAGAAGGCCGAGCGCGAAGCGGGGCAGCAAGCCTTGCAGGCATGGCTGAAGCGCCGGACGGCGGCATGA